CAACTACGTGATTTGGAGGATATGAACAATCTTCACAAGTGTTTGGAACAAACTTACTCATTTATAATTCCATTATGAATTTTTAATTTTTTCTACCAGTTCGGGCAATGTCTTTAGTTTTTCGATCGCGTTGTCACGACCTTGCGCAAACGACTCACCATTGTATTGAACCCACGCACCTTTTTGGCTAAGGATTCCTTTATCCAAAGCAACATCAAATAAGCATCCATATTGATCTATTCCTTTTCCATACATGATATCAAACTCTGCTATCTTAAGTGGAGGAGACATTTTGTTCTTGATAATTTTAGCTTTAACCTTAACGCCAAGAACTTCTCCGTCTTTGGACTTAAGATCTTCTTTCTTGCGCAAATCAATGCGTACTGATGAAGCATACTTGAGAGCCATGCCACCAGGTGTTGTCTCTGGATTACCAAACATAATGCCAATCTTATTGCGAAGTTGGTTAATGAAAAGTAATAATGTTTTATTCTCAGAAGCAAGACCTGTCATCTTACGCATAGCCTTGGCCATGAGACGAGCCTGAAGGCCCATCTGTGCTGCTTCCATTTCTCCTTCAAGCTCTGCTTTAGGAATTAGTGCAGCAACCGAGTCAATAACAATAACGCCTAGCTCTCCTGTGCGTACGAGACGATCTACAATCTCTAATGCTTGTTCGCCGTAATCTGGCTGAGAGAATATCAGTTCATCAAGGTTTACACCAAGTGCTTGCATGTAAACAGGATCAAGTGCATGCTCTGCATCGATGTATGCACACTTGAGACCCATCTTCTGAGCTTCCGTTACAACTGTTAGAGCAATTGTTGACTTGCCTGATGATTCTGGTCCATAGATTTCTACTATGCGACCTCTTGGTAAACCGCCAATGCCTAAGATGTTATCCAATGTCATTGCGCCTGTTGGTACAGCAGGCCATGGTTTTACTTCTGATGAGCCAAGTTTCATAACTGACCCAGCACCAAACTGTCGCTCTAATTGAGCCATAGCCACTTCTAATGCTTTTGATTCTTCCATGTACTTATCTTACCACTCTTGGATTATTTTTTCCAAGCGCACGCTGTACTTCTTTTATTTTTTGAACAATCTTAGATTCCAAGTATCTTAGCTCTGCCTGTGACTCGGGATCATTACCAAGCATTGCTTCTCTAGTGTTTTCTCTTAACTTCAAAAGCTTTTTAAGGTATTGTTCTGATGGTTTGATTTCTTTTGACATTTTATTCCTTCATGTTGATGGTATAATTGGTATGTCACAGTATACACGAAAGGTACAACAATGCAACGCAGAATAGAACTAAACGAAGATTTTTACCGAGCAATATATTTACTCGAGAATAGATTTCATTATCCAATTGATCTTTTAAGATATTGGGCATTCTCTCGGACCATGTTTAGAACCACATCCTAGCATAGAAGATGTTGAAAAAAATGATGAGAATCCATTTGCATAAGATTTGAGATTGTAGTAAGCTTGAACGTGACCCCCTACCCCCTACCCCCTTTACTATATACTTATATGTTAATATATACTAATATATTAATATATATTAATATTACTCTATATAGTATATACGGGTTAAAAGTAAGATTAAAGAAAGCCGGATTATTATGAAAGTTTATCAAATCTATGTTCCGGACATAAATGTCTATGTTAAGTATAAAGTATTAGAACCAGAAGAAATAGAATCTTTTATATCTCAAATAAACACAAAGAATGAAAGAGAAAGAAAAAGAAAAGTTCTTCAGTATGTAATATTTAATCTTAAATCAGAGATTTCTTCAGCACTAGCTTTAATGAGCAGACTCGATGCAGAAAGATGCATAGAAGCTCTGTACACACGGATGCGTAATGCTTAACCCTGGTCTCGACATAGATCATTGGGTTGCAATTGCTTATACATCAAATCAAATGAGTCCAGAGAATGATGATTTCGATTTTAGCGAAATACAAAAAATACTTTCAAAGGCAAAAGATAAAGCTGGTACTTCGGAAAAGGGTCAAAAAAGAAAAAGCACTAGTGCCAAGAAGATTACTAAGCAAAAGTATCTTGGTCTTGAGTATCATTTAAAAAATAACATCATAGGGCAAGATGAAGCGGTAGATTCGATATGCTCAGCTCTTCTTAGATCACAGGTTGGATTAAATGACGAGGACAGACCACTTGGTGTTTTCTTATTTGCAGGATCTTCTGGAGTTGGCAAAACTCACTTAGCATCGACTCTTCATGATTATTTATTTAGCGATGAGTATCCGATGGTTCGTATAGACTGCGGAGAGTTTCAACATAAACACGAGAATCAAAAGCTAATAGGATCACCGCCAGGGTATGTGGGTCACGATGAAGGCGGTCAACTCGTTAATCAGATTAAGAAGAATCCTCACTCAGTAGTTTTGATAGATGAAGTAGAAAAAGCTCATCCTGACATCTGGAATACATTTTTGTCGATATTTGATGAAGGTTTTGTTACAGATGGAAAAGGTGACAAGATAGACTTTAGAGACACAATAATAATTATGACTACAAACTTGGGTAATCAAAAGACTGTGGATAACTTAATCGGCACAGGGGCAGGATTTAACAAGAATGTTAATTATCAAGCATCTACAACAGAAACTCCACCAAGACATGTAGTGGAAAGAAACACAATAGACGCTATAAGAAAATATTTTAAACCAGAATTAATCAATAGATTAGATAAGATTGTTGTATTTAATTATTTGAATAGAGAAAACTGCGAAAAGATTGCAGAATTAGAAATGAACTTAGTTTCAGATAAAATGATTAAAAAAGGTTTTATTACCGAGTATGATCAATCTGTAATTGATGCTTTAATTGATAAGGGTATAGATTCAATAAAAGGTGCAAGAGGCCTAGCACAAATAAGAAGAGAAGAGATAGAAACAAAGTTGGCTAAAGCAATAATTTCATCTCACATACCTAAAAATACTATATTTTATATATATTATGAAAATGAATCATTTAATCTTAAACTTACTAAACCGGCCAGAAAACTTAAAGCAGTAGAAGATTAATATTACTATTAAAGCAACAATATTTTTTCTGGAGGGCATATGCCAAACCCATTAACAGGAGCAGCTAGATCAGCATTTTCTGGAGTTAAAGACGCAAAAGGATTCTTCGGCAAAGTCGGAGCTGTAGGTAGAAAAAACGTTAGCACTATGGATCCTAAAATGTTAGCAAGATCTGGTAAGATTAGATCTGGCATGGTTGCAGGTGGTGGTATAGGAATGGCTGCCATGCAGAGAAGAAGAGGTTCAGGATCTCCTTCTACAAGAGGTAGATCTACTGGAATGTATAAATACTAAGGGAACAAAGTATGGCTATAAAAAATAAAGCAGTTTCTGGAGCTTTAGACTTCTTAGGTCTATCGTCTAGAAAAGCTGCAACATACATCGACTCAGGTAAAGGTAAAGCTCCAAAATACCTATCCACAGCTACAAGAAATTATGATAAAGCAACAGCAGCTGGTGTAACTTTCCCAGCCGATAGAGGAAACACAATAAGAAATGCTGCCATAAGAAGAAGGCAGATGCAAGTAGGTGCAAGATATGCAGCAGGTGGAGTAGCTGTTGGTGGGATAGGAATGTATAGAAACAAAGGTGGATCAAGAGGTGGATATGTTAGTCCATCCACAAGAGCTCCAAGAGGTAGCGGTAGATTCGCATAATAAAAGAAAGATGTAATATGTTATGAGTGATTGGAAGAGTTATATCGACCAAAATGGTGATTTTCAGTTAGCAAATTTTTTATATAAGAGTATTAATTCTCTAATGAAACATTCTTTAGATATGGGAACTCTTCTATCTAATGATCAGCAAAAGTTAAGAGCATATAAAGAACAAACAAAAAAACTTTTTAAGAATACATGGCTAGACATAGCAAGGTGTTTGGAAAATTATGAAGTTATAGAAAAGTGTGTATGTTTTTCTGATCAAAAAGAAAACTACTGCGAAGTATGCAGAGGCTCAAGATATAAAATTACATCTTACTTGTCCGCAGATGAAATAAGAGATGTAAGTTCATTTGTTCGTTCTTCGGAAAATGAAGAGATACAAAAGAAACTACAAGAAGGTCTATTGAAGCTTCTTGAAGAAATATCATGATTTGCCCCAGATGCAGTGATAGTTTAACAACTGTGTCTGAGTATTATGATTTTGATGAAAAATTATTTTTTAGAGATATGTATTGTTCATCTTGTAAAAGTGGAATTTTTGAAAAGTTTCATGAAAATGGTAAATATTCTAGTGAATGGATAGACTTTAATGTCTGATGTAGAAAAGTATAGTAATAAAACAAATTTTTTAAAAGATTTTGAATCATTGAGGCCAGATCTATTTCTTCCAGAAAGTTTTTCTGATCAAGATAAACAAAAGATAGTGGAACTTGTCAGACCACAAAAAACAAGAACAACAATGTTCTCATCAATACCAATGACCTGTGAGTCAAGCAAGTGCATCTTCGCAGACACGTGCCCACTGATGAAAGAAAATCTTGCTCCAAAAGGAAACCCTTGTCCAATAGAAATGTCAATGGTTCAACAGTTTACCTCTGAATACATGGAGCAACTAGATGTACAAGCCGATAACCTAGTAGAAGTGTCTATGGTTAGAGATCTGGTGGATCAAGAAGTTCAATACTTAAGAAAAACAAAATTATTAGCAAAAGAACATTTTGTGCAGGAAAACATAGTAGGTGTAGATCAAAATACTGGCGAACCAATTCTTAAAAAAGAATTACACTTAGCTGTTGAATTAGAAGACAAACTTCATAAAAGAAGAAAAGATTTAAGAAATCAACTATTAGCAACTAGAGAAGCAAAAGCAAAAGTTGGACAAATGCAAGCAGATAGTGCTCAAGCAATATCTGACATACTCTATAAAGTACAATCAATAGAACTAGAAAGAGAAAAGCTTCTTAAAAAGAAACTTGGAATCTATGAAATTGACGAATACATAGAAGCTCAAGAAATAAAAGAAATAGAAGACGAAGAAAATGGTTTATCCGAATCCTAGAAACCCACTACCATCAACAGTATCTAGAGTAGGAAGAGTTATTGGTAGAAGCGGTGCAGCAGCAGGATTTGAAAGATATGCATCCGGAAGAATAGTTGCAGATACAGAATTTCAAAGACTTTTCGGAACCGCTGATGAATTCTTAACTAGGTACGAAAATTTTCAATCTTTATACAGAAATGCATTAGACACTGGTCTTGATTCAACAAAAGCTGCAGGAGTTGATATAGACTTCTTAAGAGCTGGTGGAAAAATAGATTTAAGCATCTTAAGAAAAGATGTAGCAGAACAGTTGGAAAAAAAGTTTAGAGATGATGTTTTAAGACTTGGAACACTATTTGGAAGAAATGGCATACCAAACGTAGAGCTACCATCTGCAAACCTTTATAGAAGATTATTTAGATATGAAGTAGATACCTCTAGATCATCTACTGGGGCAATGCACCCACTTATGGCAGTTTTAAACAGGACCATGTTTAACGTTAATCCAGACGCTATGGGCTTAGATGCATACAACATAGGCGTTGGTAACTTAATGGGCCTGCAGCAATTGAAGCAAGTCTCAGGACAGGACATGTCTTCTTTTCTGGGAGGTGTTGGACCAACTGGTGCACCAAAAGTAATTAGAACTTTTGACGTTGAAACTACTGGAATTTTTAGAGGCGCACAAACAAGATCTATGGGTCAAGTAGATATGGTTGCAGGAAATATAATAAGACGGCACAACTGATTCTACAATAAACTTTGCATCAGAACAATTAGGTGGACTAACAGTTAGCCAAAGAGGCGGCATTACAAAAACAGCCAACGAATTCTTACAGAGAGAAACTGGTGGTCTAGCACTAAGGGATCCTTCTGAATTCTTAGATGAATCAACAAAATTTATAAATAGATTATTAGAAGCAGATGTAATAGCTGGTCACAATATATTTTTTGACATCGGATCATTAACAAGCACAATGAAGCAAATGCAGGGGTTTGATAAAAACACAGAAGCAAAAACAGCTGTAAGTAAACTACTTGGTGCTATCTCAGAAGATGGCAGAGTTGTAGATACTTTGGAATTTACTAGAACATATTTAAACGATCAAGTTAATGAAATGCTAGATACTTTACCAGCCGGTACAGACGACTTTGCTAGATTAGATAAGTTTAGAGAATTAATATATTCTCCTGAATTTTTAGCTAGAATTAGAGCTGGTGGTTCTGCTCCTTATGCTTCAATGGAAGCTATTTCTCTCAATACAAATGTATTAGATTTATTATACAAAGACGCAGAGTCGGGAGATACTTTTGCAAGAGATGTGTTTGAAGGAATATTTAAGGGAACTCACATAGCTGATACAGATGCAGCCTTACAGACATACATGGCAAAATACATGGTAACAGATGATCCAAGCGGCGGAGGCAAAATGCTCAAAGTAACGCCAAGAGGAGCTAGGTATAATGAGCATGTCGTAGCAGCACAAAAAGCAGTAGCAAGATCTTCGGCAACAACAATAACAACAAATATATCTAGCGTAGAAGATATATCTGATGATATGTTGGACTTTATATTAAGAGATGAAAAAGCTAAAAAAATGGTTTCTCTTAGTTTGGAAAAAGGAGTATTAGATCCTTTGTCTGCTGGTAACTTAGGGTATGGAACAATAGAAGAAGGCGTTATTCCTGGAGTCACAGGTAGATATACAGGTTATTATTATTCAACTTCAGCAGGAGTACAACAAGTTGATCAAACTATTGCAGAAGGCATAATAGGTGATACTCTTAGAGGGGCAGCTGCAGGTCCAACAGGAACAACATCTCTTGCTTGGGGAGCAACAAGGGATGTAAATAAATTCGCAGATAGAATAGGAAGCCTTGGCATAAACATTCTTCAAGCACATCAAATTAACGAAATGTCAAGAATGGCTGGAGCTATAACTCCAGGAGCATTACCGGCAATTACACAAGAATCTTTATTAGAAAATATTGGATCAACCTATAAAATGTTTGGTGGCAATCCAAACATACCAGATATGGTAAACATTGCAAGAGGAAGAATGCCATCACATGCAGGCTTTGCTGTGGGATTAAATAACTATGGCCTTGGCGCAGATGCGACAGCAGACGATATTTTTAGCGTAGCAACACAATATGCAGCGAGCTCTCAAGCCATGGGAAATGTATATTCAAATCTAGATGTAAGAAGTCGCGTATTTAGTTCTATAATGGCCGAATCAACCGCAGGAAGAGCACAAGACGCAAGACGTATAGTCGGACAAAGATTAACTGCAGCAAGAGACGCTGGAGATGATGTTCTTGCATCTACCTATGAAACTCAATTGGAAAGCTTAAAGTACGCAGACGTTGCCGATATTCTTCCAGAATATGGAGTGTCTCACTATGCTGGACAAAAAGATATAAGAATATTAGAAGGTCTTGGCACTGAAGCAAAAACAACAAATAGACTATTCCTACCAGTACAGATGGTTAACGAAGTTGCAAACGATGTTCTGGCTGCAGAAGGTGGAATGAAAGCAGGAAGAGTCAGCATGTCTGTAGCTAAGAATGCTGACGGCACAGAAAAAGTAAATCTATTCTGGAAAATGAACTCAGATTTAAGTAAAGATCAAAAGAGAACAGTTATGACAAGAATAGTGGATGACATTATGTCTAAACATGAAGCTCTCTCTGGAGATGAGAGACTTATGGAAGAAAATGAAAGAATAGTCAAAACCGCCGCATCTATAGAATCTACAGGAAGAGATAGTGCTATCGATATGCTTTTGAGAGCTGAAGAAGAAGGTGGAATAGGTATAGCTTATGACGATACCACTGGATCTAGAGCAACTAGAAACTTAGCTAGAGTTGGATATGACGCAACAAACGATGCCCTAGTTAAGGATATGACAGCAGAATTTATAGATGAACTTGGAGAGGGAGATGTGGTGAGAGTAGGAGCATTTGCAGACGAAGAAACCATGAGAAGATCTGGCACTGTTAGAGCATCTGGGCGAGAAGCAGTAGAATCTTTAAACGAAGCTGCTACCGTAATCTCTGAGAATGGAATAGAGTCTCAACTAAGGACTCGATTTGCAAGGTCTAGGCTGGGGCTTGGTGCTAATAAAATGTTAGATTTTTATATTGGTAACAAAAAAAATATTAGAAATATAGGAATAGGTCTAGTAGCAGCTGGCGTTGGTTACTATACATATAGTAAATATAAAGAAAATCAAGTATACGATGAAACAGTAGAATCTCAACCTATTGAATACGGAGGACAAAATAGGCAGAGTCCAAGACTAAGTCAGTCTGACCTAAGTTCTTTCAGAAGAGATCCCCTTGTTACTGCTGGAGTCGTAGGTAACTTGGATAGAAATAAAATAGGCCACACTAATATGGGGCCAAACAAATATAATCATTTATACGGAGCATAATTATGGCATTATCATCTATAGGCAAAGGAATAAGAGCAGTTAATAAAGGTGCTCTATCTGTTGGTAAAGCAGCAACTGGTAATAGATTTGTCGCTGGACGGACTGTTAGCAGGTATTGCGGGACTAGGGGCGATGAAAACATCAGCACCTGCTGCGAAAGACTTTGCTATGGAAGCAGCATTTGGTGATCCAAACGCTGATCAAACCTTTCTTGGTGGTGAACTGTCTGGTAGGTATTTACTAGGTGCTGCAACTGGAGGAACAGTTGGTGGATTAATGCAAAGAACTGCTCCTATGGATCAATTCAGAATGAATCCATACGTGCCAGGTACTGGTGCAACAGTTGGCCTTACAGCAGGGCTTGGTGGGCTTGGAGCTATTGGTGGAGCTGTAGGTGGAGCTGTAGCTGCTAGCAAAAGAGGTTCAGGACTAAAAGGTAAAATATTTGCTGGGGTAGCAGGTGGTGTAGCAGGTGGAACATTAGGTACAGCAGCAGGATCCGCTGCCGTTCTCAGCTCACCAATAGCCTATGCCGGAATGAATAGAAACTTCTTTGCAAACTCTCCATATGGAAATAGCTCATCATCAACAGCTGCAGCTTTGAATGCTTCGGGGAACATAGTTCTCGGAATGCATAATTCAAGAAACGGATACTAATTATGCCTTTAGATCCATTTACGGGACAAGAAGTTTATTCAGGAGAAGTCCCAGAACCACCACTTCCATTAAGGGCCATTGAGCATACCCCAGGTATAGCAGCGGGAATACTTTTTAACGCTGGAAGAGGTTCTAGAACCATGATGGCCGGTGGTGGCTTCATGGATGACAGAATGCTTTCTGGAAGAACAGTTCGTGGAAGAACAATCGGATCTAGAAGAGCAGCAAAGTATGGTGCATTTACTAAAACTGGAGCAAATCAATTAACTCCCTCTATTAGCGATAGGGCATTTACTAGATTTGGCAGATATAGAGGGACCACAAACGGAGTTGCAGATGTGTTTGATGCATCTGGAGCAAGGGTAAGGGGAGCTGGTTTTGCATTAAGGGATCCAGTTTTTAGGGGAGCTAGAGTTAACAATGCAACTCTTAACCCAAGGGCTTTAAGAAGAGTAAGTTCTCTTAGCGTTTTTAGTCAAGCCGAGACTGGATTATATTCTTATGCCGGAGGCGTTAGAGCTATAGGTAAGACAAGATTTGGTCCAATGAAAAGTTTAGCTCAAGCAGTTGATGCGACAGATGGAGAAAACATTTTAGGTGCAGGGTTACTTTCAGCAGTTACTGCTGGTAGAAAAACAGACATCCTAGAAAGAAAAGCCTTAGCTGGAAATGAAAGAGCATTAAGAAAATTATCAAAAGTTGACAGAACAGTTCAAAGATTAGCTGGAATGAATAATCCCGCAATACTACAATCTACTAGTTCACTTGTTGGCGGAGGAATGGCCGGGTCAATCTCTACAGTTACTCCAGGTTTAGTAGATTCAAGTATGGCTGGAGCAGTCACAGGAAAAGGGGTTGGACAAGTTGGAATAAGAGGCAACTTACTGGCATCATCTATGGGTGGAAAAGGTACACAATACTTAGCAGGAATGTTCAGAGGTGCACTGGGACATTTTGATACACCAGGATTATCTCCAATGGCACAAAAAGGTGCAGACAAAGTTGTTAAAATGTTAGGTACAGCTTTAGGGGATGAAGCCTTAGCAAAAACAGCATTGAAATCTACTTTTAAAAATGCAGGAGTTTCAATAACTAAAACATTAGGAACTAAAGGCGGAGCTGCAGCTCTGGGCTTGAGAGGTGCAGCTCTTGCTATACCTGGATTGAATGTATTAGCAACTGCATCTTTAGTATATGACCTTGGTAAAATAGGTGGGGAAGTAATCAAGAGTGGAATTAACTTAGCACGCGACGCCAATAAGTCATTGCAGGGATCTTTTAGTAAACCTACGTTTGGTATGGGATATAAAGATACAGAAGTTGCTGCGACATCAAGAGCAAGAGGTGTGATGGCAATACAGAACTCTAGACTAAACGCAAGATCTATGTTAGGATCTGAAGCTGGTGCAATGGCAGCTCATTTTGGATAATTATGATTATTGATAAAACTAAAGAATTTAGAAAAAAAGTATCTGAACTACCAAGAGAAGATATTTTAGAAATAATTAAAGAACAAGACCCAGAATTACTTAAACAGGTAAATAGAATTGAATGGGTATTCAGAAATAAATTAAACCATTTAAACTGGGGTGATGGAACACCAGTATTAGATAGAGATTTTACAAATGAAGAATTATCTCTACTTGTTGATGAACCATTTGAGCTAGATAGACAGCTATTGTCAATGGGAGTAACTGCAGAACAACAAAGGCAGATACACATTGCAAAAGACCCTGTAACTTGGGCTAAGAACTTCTTAAGTGCAGAACCAAGAGTATATCAAATCATGATATTAAGACACCCTTCTTTGCGTAAGGTGTTGAGAGCTGGTCGTCGTCTTGGTAAAACTTTTACTATGGCAATTAATCTTCTTCACTATAGCTATACACATAAAGATGGCAGATGTCTAGTTATTGCTCCAATGAAAACTCAAGTAGAACTAATCTACCAAGAAATTTTAAGAATCGCTTCCAAGAATGACATAGTTATGAATTCTATAACTAGAAAAGTAACCAGTCCTCAGTTTATGATTCAGTTCTCTAATGGTTCAACTATTAGATTCTTTACATCTGGTATGCGTTCAGGTGGAAAGTCAGACGTAGCTCGTGGTCAGGAAGCACATTTAATTATTCTTGACGAAATGGACTACATGCATGCAGATGACCTAGATGCTCTTTACGCAATGCTTCAAAAGACAGCAGAAGATCAGCCAGATAAAGTCTTAATGGGTGCATCTACACCAACCGGAAGAAGAGAAAGATTTTGGGAATGGTGTAATAGCAATAGGTTTAGAGAATTTTGGTTTCCATCATACTGTAACCCTTATTTTTCTAAAGACCAAGAAGATGAATTTAGAGAACAATATTCAGAGTCTGGATATAGACATGAAATTGAAGCTGATTGGGGCGAAGACTCAGAAGGTGTTTATCCTAGAAAATATGTAGACAGAGCTTTTGTATCACCTTCTTGGAACTATGATGCTGAGATAACATCTGCAAGAAGCTTTTTTACAATAGGTGTAGACTGGGATAAATACGGTGCTGGTACAAATATTGTCGTAGTTGAAGCTTGTGCAGAAAATTATGAAGATTCAAGATTCAGAAATAAAACACGAGTAGCATACAGAGAAGAGATTGTTAGATCTGAATATACTTTAACAAAAGCCGTTGATAGAATAGTTGAATTAAATCAAATATTTAATCCAAAACATATATATGTTGACAGGGGATTTGGAGAAGTTCAAGTTGAGCTACTTCACAAGAAGGGTATAGAAGATCCTAGAAGTGGATTAAAAGAAAAAGTAAAAGGAGTATCTTTTGCTGAGACGTTGGATATAAGAGACCCTTATACTAAAATGTTAGTAAAAAAAGAAATGAAACCTTTTATGGTTGATAACTTAAGACAATTTCTAGAAAGAGAAAATATTCTATTTCCAGAAAAAGATGAAGAACTTTATTTACAATTAATTTCTTATGTTGTTGTAAGAACAACACAAACAGGAAGACCAGTTTTTGAAGCAGCAGGATCAGCAATGGATCACGCACACGATGCACTTATGCTGGCACTTCTAGCTATAACACAAAACTATGGAGAACTTTCAAAGGTTTCATATGCTACAAATACGGAAACCTTTTCAAATGCTTTCTTCATGCCGAATAAAAAAACAGTTGCCGAAGAAGAACCTGAATCAAAAATCATGATCACAGGAAGAGGCTCTGCTATAAAACCTTCTGGATTTTCTAAGAAGAAAAAATCAACTAGAATATCTAGAAGAATGTTTTAGGGGTAAAAATGTCAGTTAACAATATAAATAAAAACACGCCAGGACAAGATAAAAACATTTATGCAGGCGGTTCTAAATTCTTTAATGAAAAAACTGGAACTTATGAAGGCTTAGATAATGATCAGTCTTATTATTTTGAAGATAATTTAGAAAAAAAATCAAAGACACTATTTGATCAAATAATACCAAACGCTGCCGACCTATCATTTAAAGATGAATATTATATTCCTTTAGATTCTTTAAATATTGAGATGAATGAAGCTATGTTTCAATTGTCAAAAATAATAGAAGAAATAGAAACTTTAATGTCTAATATTCAGATAGATTATACTTTATCTCCCTCATTAGAGGAAACTCATAGAATGTTATGGGGAGAAGTATGTAAGTATAATTCTATTACAACCCAAGACATCATTGAACAGATTCCAAGTTCTGAAGATACTGTCTATAAGGGTGGAAGTCAATATTTTGATGAAAATACTGGACAGTATATTAAAGTTGAAAATCTTTACCCTTCATATATATCTTTTGAAGAATATATGTATGCAGATAGATCAGAGTCAAATGTCGCTAGAAGATTCATAAAAGAATATTCAAGAGTAACATCACACTCTGTATTCTCTTATTTAATTGATTTAAGAAATTTGTGTACATATATTTTAAACGAAGGATATGAAATAAAAAATACTTTGACTAATGTTTTCAGGGAGGAATATGAAAATGATACGCAAAAGCAAGTTGCCGTACAGTTCGATGCATGGGCAAAAGTCGCATTACACAACGCGAAACGCATTAGACAGATCATATTATCGAAACCAGGAGAGATCCCAGCTGCCGAGTTGGATAAAATCACACAAAAACAAGCCATTGAATTCCAAGCATTTTTTGCGATTCGATTAGATTCTGTTAATGAAGAAATAGAAAATCTTTTAGAAAATCTTAAAAAAGAATATACAGACAATTGCGAGATTTTCTATAAAAGATATCTTCATCAAGCTTTAGTATTTAAAAAAGATATTAGCTCTCCAATGGAGTTAAGTTTCTATACAACATCAATTGTTCCATCTGCTCCGATCTTGTCATCAGAATTAGTTATTGCAACAAATGTAATCAATGCAAACGTCGGAATGATACTAACTGACATGATTCAGAGAAGTCATATTATAAGTGCAAAAATAGACTCTTTGTTTTACTTCATTAATAATAAAAGAAAATACTGCAATTATCTTTTTCAATTATCTTTTAAAGGAACACAAAAACAAAAAGTAGTTGTTAATGTTAAAAAAGATGATTATCTTACGTTCTTTCAAAATTCTGAATATAAGTTAAAATATGAGAGTGACCTAATATCAAATCACGCAAGCTTATCAGGACTAGAAGAGGATCATCATCCTCAGTACTTATTAAAGTCTGGTGGAACTATAACTGGCAATATTTTAGTTGATAATGATTCAACAATAGATGGAGTCAATATATCTTCACATTCACACAATGGCCTTGATGGCTCTGTTAGAATAAAATCAACAGACATAGATTATGATACTCCAAAACAAGATTCTGAAACGTACGTTGCAAAGCCACTTTCAATAGGTGTAGATTCTTTTATTTCTGATATTATAGATGGAGGAATTCCGGTTATAGATTTGGTAATATCTATAGAATCTCCAGATACAGACTTAGTTCCAGAATATGAAATAATAATAGCTGAGGTAGAATAATGTCCTGGTTTAGATATATAAAACTTGGAGAAGAACTTCCTTCACAAAATTATAAGTATGGTAATTTAAAAAGAAGAATTTTTTTCCCTACAGTAAAACAAAATATAGAAAAAGATACTTGGTTATTTGTTGACCTTAATGAACATAAAATAGATTCATTTATTAATTCACAATTAAATGAATTTATAGATGATAGATCTTATATTGTTTCATATGAAAATGAATCAGAGGATTCAACAGAATTTATCTGTGTTCCATCTAAAATAGTTGATAATCTTTTATATTTTCAAACTGCAGAAACACACTTGAAAAACGAAGATATACAAAAAGAATATAATTTATATTATAAGACTAAAAAAATTAAAAACTTGATAAAAGTTACAAATGATGGAAATGAAGAATACCAAGAAACACTAGAACAAATTTCAAGTTATTCATCTTCTGTTGAAGTAGATAGAAATTTGCTACTTACAGTAAACATTGAAGATATCGCCTATTATGGATTTTCTTTTTTAAATCAGAACGTAGATTGGAAGAGTGGGGAATCTACAATAGCTGGAGCAAAAGTCTCAGGCATATTTACTGGTCCAAATTTTAATCTTAATTGTGAAGTTGGACCAGATCGTGGAAAAATTAAATTAACTATTTTATCAGTAAAGAATGAAGCAACACCAGAAAATATCTTTGTTGAAAATAATTTAATAATAGATTTATTCTCTACTACAAAGAGTGATAAAATAATATATTCTAAAGAAGACTTACCAAAAGGTGACTATCTTTTTGAAATAGTTTGTGATGAAGAAAAAAATCCATTATCATCATCTAATAAAGTAAAAATTAATAGTTTTTCTTATTCTTTAGATCAATTTTTAACTTTTGGTGAAGAACAAATAAGTCCATATTTGTTGACTAAGAATATAACTGGAGTATCGTAATGGCTATTATAAAAAAGAAAATAGAAAATTTAAAACCAGGAAAAGACTATCTAATAACAGTTAGATCAAAAAACGCAGACCTAAATATATATTCTGATACAGTAGACTCAATATTTGTCACTATTCCTCAAGATGATTCTATACCAGACGCTCCAACAAATTTAGAATTATTCGCATCTTTTGAAACTGTAATGTTTGTTTTTGATAATAGTCAAGAAAAAGATGTATTTAATTATAAATATGAATTATATAATGAATCGCAAATTTCTGGAACAGTTGGTAATTATACAATTTCAGGAGAACCTTACAGAGAAGGTTATTCAGGTTCAAATGTTTTTACTGTAGCTGTAGAAAACTCTACCAAAAACAATTCTCGGAGTAGAGACGCCAAAAAGATATTATGGAAGAATTAAATCTGTAGATACTTCAAGAAATGAGGGTAGCTGGTCTTCATTGACATTGACCAATGACAAAACACCTTTGATAGAGAGTCAGTATATTAACTCTTTAACAGCTTCCAAAATTACTGCAGGTACAATTGGTGCCCATGAAATTATTCTAACTCAATCTGGAGCACAGACAGAATATTCTGCTCCAGCAGGTGTAGCTGTATTAAGATCTTCCGACTATCAAGAAGATCCATATTCTGGTTGGATAATAAAAGGAACTGGAGAAGCAGAGTTTGGTAGAGTAAAGGTTAATGGTCCTTCTGAGAATAAGATTATTTTAACTACAGGTGAATCTAATGATGAAAATATTATAAGCTTAGTAAAAGGTTCTCAACCACCACAATATTCAACAAAATACACAACATTCTATATTGATGGAAATAGTCAATTCAGTATAGCTGACGGAATAAGTTGGAGCCCAGAAGATGGTCTTACTGTAACTGGGAAGCTCGAATCAAGCAGTGGAAGAATTGGTGGAATTAAAGGTTGGCAAATAGATAAAAGAGGTTATCTATTTTCTGGAACAAATGCAAACAGGTTTACCTTGGCATCTGGTTCCACTTTTATTACTGGAGAACAAACAGAAGTAAATATTTTATCAGTTTTAGTTGATGATGAATATGATGTTTATGATGATCATTATTCTTCAATATATCTAAAGGTAGACAGGACACAACTTCCATCAGAATATCAATCAACCCCAGCAGAAGTAGGAGATGGAACTGGAATAGAAGCATTATCTGGAATTTCTCTTAACTTCTCCGGATTTGTTGGTGATCTTTCTCTACTTAATGGAAAAGATTTTTCTATAATGTATGTTTCAGAAAATGATTATCAACTAGTTGGCGGATCTGCAGAACCAGGGGATTTACTTGAAGCAGATGAGTTAATTATTGTCATATATGGTGAAGATCAAAATATCAAAGAGATACATGATGACAACTTAGAAGGATTATACACATACACTTCTTCTAATCCAAAACTAATTTTAAAAGATTTATACACTGACGATAATCCACCCGATCCAGAAAGTGGTCCTTTTTATAGAATGTGGGCTGGAGCGGTTGATCCTAGAGAAGCATCATTTTCTTTAGACTCTGAAGGAAATCTAAAAGTAAAGTCAATAGCAGTGACTTCAACTGGATCTACTGGTGGGTTTATAACTGTTGGTGGAGGCTATAACAGTGCACCAACTCCAAAATCAATTTGGTTATCAAATGGAGTTGCTCCCCCAGCAGAGACAGGCAACCCAGGCGACATATGGATAATGTACTAATATGCCAAAAGGAATTTATCTTAGGACTCCATCAAATACTTGGTCAGAAGTAGAAAGAAATAAAACTGAATTCTTCGTTAAAACAGATGAAGAATGGGTAAATGCAGAAAAAGTTTGGGCTAAAACATCTTCAGGTTGGATTCAAGCTTGGGATAGATATCCAAGTGTTCCTATAAATATAGAAGTTCAAGACAAAGGTGCGGATGAATCAGAAACAACCTGTTATGTTACGATAAGTTGGGCTCTTCAAACAAAAGACGAAGTTCCTGAAGACTTCTTAAAATGGCAATTTAGCATTAATGGGGTAAATTGGTTTGGTGATACATCCGACGGGGATCTAAGAGAATATACTTTTACTGGTTTATCAGAATTAACAAACTATAACCTTTACGTAAGAATATATGATGAACAAAATCAATTTAGTCAAGGTTATGTAAATACAACAACTACTAATCTTAACCCTTCATCTCCTGATAATCTTGAAGCTGTACTAGTTACACAAAGTTCTATTAAAGTTTCTTGGACTATAGCTTCAGTTCCAGCAGACTTCTATAGATGGGGCTTTTCTAGAAATGATGGTGTTACTTGGGATTATGTTTATAACTCATCTTTGCGAGAGTACACATTTACTGGATTGTCAGTAGCTACATCTTACAACCTATTGGTTAGAATTGAAGACACTGCTTTAAACTCAGCAGACGCTTCGCTTGATGAGATATATACATCTCCCCCTACACCACCTGCCCCAACATTAACAAAGGGCTTTGATGGTTGGAACTCAACAGATACTTATATATTACAATCACAAATAGATGCAGAAGAGGCATCTTTAGATGACATAACAAGAAGCGTAACCGCATCATGTAGTTACAATGGTGGGGCAAACAATAGTTACTGTTATTATGAAATTTGGTTAAACTCTGGATCTTCAGAATCAGAGTCAGACAGTGATTCATTTGATGTAGTTGACAGCTTACAAACGTTGTCTTTTGAGTTTGGTGGACTACTTAAAAATACATCATATAAAGCTAGATTAGTTTCTGTTGGCCTTAGTGATATACCAGGAGACATAACATATGGACCATTTTCTTCACCCATAACTACAGATAATACTTCTCAAGAAGATGTTTTTGGATATAGATGGCAGTCCACTGAAGCTTGGGTTAACTTTGGATATGACGGAGACTTTGAAAGAAGTAGCGTTTATTCAAATGTGTATTTAGCTAGCTATTCCGGAGATAATAACAATACAACTAGATGGGTGTCTGCTCCTTATACCTCTAGCTTGGGTTTTAGTTCCTCTGGCAAACCATGGGTTCAAGCTAGACATGTTGGGGGAACAGTCGGCGTTGCAGCATCATCTAGATATACAGAAATTACACAAATAAGAGTTAGAAGTAGATACAGCCAAAGCTATGCATTACATGTTGGATTAGAAGATATTAATGGGGTTACTCAATGGCAAGGCTCATCTTCTACAGGGGGAATAAAATATATAGGAACTTCAACCGTTAATAATACAGGTGATTGGGATATATATAATTTTACTCCAAACTATACTCAATCAGAAGGTAGAAAATACTATTTAAGATTAACTTTATGGAGCCTAGAACAAGCAATTAGTGGCGATAATAGGTATGAAGCTAGCGTAACTGACGTACAAGTGTATGAAAGATATTGGAATTATAATTACGTAAAAGTTGACGTAAAATACTGGTAGTTATGGTATCATTATTGGAAGTCTTGAATGAGAGGAACCAATGCAACAGGCAGAGCCAAATTTAGACGCAAATTTAGTGATTCAATCTTTTCAAGAAAGAATCAACCAAATGCTGGCAGACTTAGTTATTAAAGATGCGGTAATTAAGCACTTAAATAACCAGATACAAGAATTAAATTCATATCTGCACACACTGCAAGCAAAAGATAAAAAACAGAAAGAAAAAAAGGAAACAACAGATGACTTTGAATGATGTTGAGCAACAAAAAGAATTTTCGGTAGAAATTAAAATAAGCGACAAAAACCTATCTTATAGAAGCGACTTTTCAGAAGCTGAAACAATTTTCTGGCTAGAAGCGGTTAAAGATCTTATTTTAAAAAACGCATTCTCCAGAACTGCTGAAGAAGAAAACTAATAAGTTTAAAAGATTAGTTTTTAAAATACTATTTTAGTATAGATTTACACCAGGAGTCTCAGATGCCCTTAGCAGAATATATACCTTTTCGCAATATAGAAAAGTTTCCAAAAAATAATATTATAGCGAAAACTATAAGTGGCGATGACGTAAAGATGGTCTCTAAGACCATGAAAGTCGCTGCACTTGCATTGGGATATCAGGGCACAAATTACTTTTACACTGGTAGAAGCAACTTTGAGCCAGCTCCATATGACTTTGAAAGAATAATACAAGCTTCAGATACAGATTCATATGTAAAACAAGCCATAGGAAAGTATAAAGAACTATTCTGGAAAGAGGGCTGGCAGATTGTTGGCGAAAATCCAGATGCGGTAGCCTACTTGTATCAAAGAATAGATTTTATGGAAATGGCTATGAAAAGGCCATTTGTTGATTTCTTACTAGAAGTATCTGATCAGCTATTCAAATTCTGCAATGCTTTTATAGTTAAAGCTAGAGGCGATATAGGTGAATATTTTCCAGAAAAACTAACACCAGTTTCAGCCACTATGCCAGTAGTTGGGTATTACTTAATTCCAACTGAACAGGTTAGAATTCTTAGAGACAAATACAATAGACCAAAATCTTACCAACAAGCTACAGACCCATTAACCTATTCACCAACTGATAGAGATCCAGTTTGGACTGCTGATAGGGTGGTCCACATGTTCTTTGACAGAAAAACTGGTAGAGCATTTGGTACACCTTTTTTAAGTACGGTCTTAGACGATATAGTCGCACTTAGACAAATAGAAGAGGATATACAAAATCTAGTTCATAGAGAATTGTTCCCACTATACAAATACAGAATAGGCACACCAGAACAGCCAGCTGAGCCAGAAGAAATAGAAAACGCTGCAATAGAAATTGAAAATCTAAGAGCAGAAGGTGGTCTAATACTTCCGTATAGACATGACATAGAAGTGATTGGCGCTCAAGATTCAGCATTAAATGCCTCTCCTTACCTAGAGCACTTTAAAGAAAGAGTTGCAGTTGGTCTTGGTTTAGCACCCCATCATCTTGGAATGAGTATGAATGGCGGCAATAGATCTATGACAGATAGACTTGATACAGCTCTTTACGACAAGATAAAGCAGTATCAAAAACTATTTGCAGAGATGGTAAGAGTTCATATATTAAATGAACTTCTTTTTGAAGGTGGATTTGATCCAGTGGCAAACCCCCTTATGGAGGGAACATCTGATCGCTGCTACTTTAAATTTAATGAAATAGATGTTGATACACAAGTTAAAAAAGAAACTCACATAGTTCAAAAGTATACAAACTCGGTGATAACATTAAGCGAAGCTAGAAGTGCATTGGGTCTTGATTCTGAAGTAGATGATTCTGACCTGTTCCCTTCTATCCAAGGAAAAGTTCAGATAGACATATCTAAAGCACAAGCTGAAACTAATGCAGCAACGCAAGCTGCCAAAGCAGATACTGTTGATCAAAAAGATGACTCAGACAAACAACAACCTGCATCAAAAGGTCAAAGAAATCTTCCTAACAATAGAAAAGGTCCAGGAAATGTAATAAGACCAGCTAATCAGCAAGGAAGAAAAACTTCTCCTGATATAAGAAGATCAGATCTATCTTGGCTTGGTGTTGTTGAAAATTTACTAGAATCAGACTATAATGTTGTATACACAGATGAGAAAAAGGATTTAAATAATGGCGATAGAACTTAAAACAGACATAAGCCTTCCATATGTTGACAGCGAAGACGCTTTTGAAATATTTGCGACGGTAGTTGATAATGGTCAAACACGTTTAGCGCTTCAGGTATTAGTAGACCTTCTGATACCAATCTTAAATAAGATTAACGAATTAGACGAAACAGTTAATGCAATAGTTGAAGCACTTTCTGAAGAAGAAGATGTTGAAGACAAGAAGCCTAGTTCTACATTAGAGACTGCTCCTGTTGTAGAAGAAAAAATTGTAGAAGATAAAAATCCTGTTGTAGAAGAGAAAAAAGAACAGGAAATAAAAACAGAAAAAGCTGCAAAGCAAAAAGAAAAGCCAGTTTCACAAAAAGTAGAAATTGAAACAGAAAATCTTTAATTTATGAAATTAATTATTGGCTGCCCAATATACAAAAGAGATTGGATTTTGCCTCATTGGATTAGATGTATTCTAAATCAATCTGTTGACATTTCTGATATTGGATTTATATTTGAAGTTTCTCCTGGAGATTACAACACAATAAATTCTTTAAACATTTGGAAAAAAATGGATAGTAGAATAAAGTTGTTTGAGATCAATGAAAGATCAGATATACCACACTTTGAACACGCTCCGGATTCAAGACAGTGGACAATATCAAAATATCACAATATGGTTTCTTTAAGGAATTCTATTTTAGATAGAGTTAGATATCACAATCCGGATTATTATTTTAGCTTAGACTCAGATATTTTAATATCCGATTCAAATACAATAGAGCTATTAATATCTCATATAAAGCAAGGTGCAGATGCAGTCAGTCCACTAATGTATATGACTCCTATGGGAACAAATTTTCCTAGCGTAATGTCTTGGAGAGATGAAATTGGTGGAAAAGCATATAGAAAAGAAAAGTATCCAATAGGATCTTACTTTAAATCAGACATTATCATGGCTGCAAAGATGATGTCAAAAAATGCCTACAGCCAAGTTAACTATGAAGTACATAGTCAAGGCGAGGATCTTGGGTGGTCTAAGAATGCAGGATTGCTAGGAATGGAACTATATTCCGCTTCGTACATCTATGCTAATCATATAATGGGACCTAGGATGTACGAACAATTTTTATCCACTGGGGATAATAGATTACAACTAGAACTTGATAACTATATAAAAGTTTGATATATTTATATAAAATTGTTCAATGTTATAAAAACAAATTTACTATAGTCTAAGATTTAATATATAAAAGGAAGCAAAATGTCATTTGATTTCGTAGAAAACTTCACAGTCGAAATGCCAAATTTTGCCGAGTCAAATTTTGATTTTTCTGAAGCTTTTAATTCTAAGCATGGTTTAATAATAGAAGTCGCCGCAATACACGAGCGGACTAACTTCTAATTATAATAATTATTCTGCTATTGAATTAGAAAAAGCACTTCAATCTTGGGTAGAGCCATACCCAAAGCCTATTATTCTTAATCATGATTTAAATTCAGAACCAATTGGTAGAGTAATAGCAGCTAGAATGGACAAAGAGTCTGATGGTGCACCTTTTGTTAGATTACAGGTAGCAATTACTGATCCAGTGGCAGCACAAAAAATCAGTGATAAAAGATACTTAACTGGATCTGTAGGGGGAAGAGCTGGTAAAGCTGTTTGCTCAATTTCTGGAGAAGACTTAGCAACAGAAACAGCAGACGGTAGACCCAAGATGCCGAAGTTTAAGAGGGGACAAATCTACAAAGGTAAATTAGCATACATAGATATGCAAGAGATATCTTTTAAGGAATACTCTTTTGTTAATCAACCAGCAGATCAAAGGTCTGGTGTAAGATCATCAAAGTCAATAGACGGTTCATCTACAATAACTGACTCTGATCAGTGGATAGCAAAAAGTAATGCTTTTGTTCTTCACATGGATACTGAAGATATAATATCAGTTCAGGAAAATGAGTCAATATTAAAGAATCTTAAGAAAAAAGAATCAAAACCAGTTTATTTACACTTAAAAGGCGCATTTCTTACTGCTTTGGCTTTCGAAGAAAGCGAAAAAGGTAATAATAATGATTCTTCATTACTATCAAATGAAGACTCTAAGACAGATAATTCTGAGGAGACCCATAAAATGGACGATGTCAAAGAAAACGAAGATATTCTCGCAGTAGCAGAAGAGCTTAGTGAGGATCTTTCAAGTATAGCTGCATCCACTAGCGAAGTAGTGGAAGAATCAGAAGAGGATTCAAAAGCAGAAAAAATTACAGAAGAGCAAGAGCCAGAAAATGGCGAAGATGCTCCAGAGAGCTCCAATGATGATTCAGAAAAAGCCGATGAACAAGCTGAAAAAGCTGTTGATTCGGAAGAAGCTGAAGAAACAAAAGAGTCATCTGATGCTGAAGAAGCAAAGTCAGATGAAAAAACTCAAGAGGCTGCTGAGCAAGCCGATGAACTCAATGCGGAAAAAATTGATGACGTTGAGCAAGACACTGCCCAGTTAAATGACAAAGTCAAGTCTCTTGAAGAGGAAAATGCTCGCTTAAAAGCAGCACTTCATAAAACACTAGTTGAGAGAGTCGTAGATACAAAAATCGGTCTAGGACTTGAAGCAGCAGAAGAAAGAGAAAATCTTATTGAAGATCACCTAAAGAGAACTGCTTCTTCTTTAGCTGATTCAATGAGAGATTTAGCTAAGCTTCCAGCTGCTTCATCAAGATCTACATCTATACCAACAATTGAATCAGAGCTTGTAGTGAGCAATGAAGAGAATGTTGTAAACGTAGATGCAGAAGAGTCTCAAAAAGTAGAATCTAAAGAAGATGCTTTTGAGAAGCTTTTCGTAGATGCCCTTATGGGCAGACGTAAACTCTAAATTATCAGAAATAAGGAGATATAAAAATGAGTTTAGCAAAATTCCGCAAGGTAGGTACGAAGACTGGTTCAGGTCGCTTTGTAGTTTCTGAGGGCATTGCCCCAGCAGCTTACTTGCTTCCACATCCTGGTCTTCCAACTTGGTACTTGGACAGTGAAGACGATCGCTTTGAGATCGTAATCACAAAGGGTACCATTCTTTCAGTAGTAGCAGATGCCAACGGCGATGCTAGAGTAGTTCCTGCAAATGGAACAGGCTCTTCAAAGTCTTGGGGCGATACCATGCCATCATCATGGGATCCACTCGATGGCGCTACTCCAAACTATAGCTCTGGTGCAACAGATACAATCTCAGTTGCTGCTAGATCTCTCCCAATCGGCGTAGCCCAGTATGACCTCTATCGTCCTTTCGATAAGGGTACTTCACAAGGTGCCGGTTTTATTACTCACGGATATGTTGAGTACCCAATGGTTGCAGCGATCAATGCTGATGTTACTGTTGGTAGCATGGTTGCTGCTGATTCAATGGGTCGCCCCGTTGCTTTGTCAGAGGGTGACGCTGCAGACTATCCATGGCTCATGGTAGGTAAGGTTATCGAAGTAGAGAAGTTTGCAACAAACTTCGACGATGGTCTTCTCTCTTACATGCAGCTTCCATCAGATCCAGGTGCACTTAAGACCGTGTATGAGTTAACCCGCGCAGGAAGCTTCTCGGGCAAGCTAGGTATTCGTTCTAACCTGGACGTACACAATGTTATTGGCGCATTCCGCGTCAATTTGACAATATAAGAAAGATAACAGGAGGAATAATCCTAAGATGAGTAAGACAATCCAAGAACTCCTCTCAGGTCTCCCAGCTTGGGAAACCGCAATGGCTGAGGACGGGTACATCGACGGAGACAACAGAGTAACAATTAAGGAAGCTTTTGCATCACCTGATGCAGCAGCACTTTTTCCTAAAGTTATCTCTCGTACTCTGAAAGAAGCAGCGGAGCCACAATTATTAGTGACTCCACTTCTCTCAACAGTTCGCCTTGGCAAGGGGCGCTCCTTGGAGTTTCCAGCAGTCAATGCAATTCAAGCGGCAGAAATACCTGAGGGTCAAGAATATCCAGAGCAAGCACTCGCCTTTGCAAAGCAAGTAGAAGGCAAAGTTTCAAAGAAGGGTGTAAAGTTAGCTTTCACCGAAGAGGTTATAGCCGATTCACTTTGGGACATTGTTGGTTTACATGTTCGTGCAGCAGGCCGTGCAATGGCTCGTCTCAAAGAACAAATTGCATTAAGTCGTTTCAAAGACGCTGCAACTATCGTTTTTGATAACGATAGCGGTAGCTACGATGACACAACAGGTAAGGACGTAGATGGCGTAGCTAATCTAACAGTTACCTGGGATGACATTGTTGACATGGCAGCAGTACTGATGGCTGAAAATCATATCCCAACTGATTTCATCCTTCACCCACTTATGTGGTCCATCTTCCTTAAGGACAGCATCTTCCATGCAGGTGGCGCAGCTTCGGCTGTTGGCACAAGCTGGGGCTACCGTCCTCAATCAGCAGATGGAGCACTTAATGCAACCGCACCTATGGGTCTCAATGTTTTGGTTTCACCATTCGTAAGCTTTACAGCTAAGAATGGTTCAACTCCAGCAAAATCAGACCTATTCCTCATCGACCGCAATGAAGTGGGAACACTTCTTGTTAAGGATGACATGAGCACAGATCAATTCGATGATGCAAGCCGTGACATTCGTTCGATGAAGATGAAAGAGCGTTACGATATCGTGATGCTTGGTGATGGTGAAGGTATCACAGTTGCTAAGAATGTTAGACTAGCCCGTAACTACGAGGTCAGTGTTACTAACAACATCGGTAACTAATAAACCTTAGGGTCCGTTATAGTTGCGAAACCCTAGTGACTGGGGGGTAGAGGTAAAAACTCTGCCCCCCTTTCGCATATTTAAGTAACGTTTGTTACTATACTTACATTAATAATGTTTTAGGAGTGTTTAGGTGGCTTCATATTTAATAGATCAAGCTAAAGTTAGTTATTATAGTGTATCAATTAAATTTGGTAGAACTATAAAAATTTCATCTCTTAAAAATGAAAATTTTAAATTATATAAGAATTCTTCAACACCAGAATTGGTCAGTAGTCCTTTTCAAGTTATAAATACAATTAAAGATTACAACCAAATATCTAGGATTATAACTCTTTATTGGAGAATATCATTAGATGACCAACAAGAATATTACATAGATTTAGTTAATCTTCTAGACGCAGCTGGAGCAGTTGTTCCTAACGAAAAAGTTGCTTTTACATACATCTCAGCTGCAACACCAACTACAAGTGTTTTTTCTGAACCAGAGCTTCAACCTGTCTTAATAGAAGATAAATCAATTAAGACAAATATAGATGTTTCATATCAAGTTTTAGCTAAAAATCCAAAGTTTTATATATCAGATATAGATCCAAATAATGGAGATTTCTATCTTACAAATGATTATAATGATGGAAGAGTGGTTATAACCTTCAATGAAAGACCTGCGTCAAACTTTCTAAATTCAAAGTATTTTCAAGCTCAAAGAAAAAAAATACAAAAAGCTCCTGCAAGGTGGGAGACATTAGAAACTGAAATATCTATGCATTCTTGGAAACCAGAAGTATATTTAGATTTTCCATCATTGGATGCAACCCCATCCTTTAATACAAGTGGAAAAGATTATTTTGAAAAAGGCTATAAATACAGAATAATTGCATCAAAAGATATAGGAATATAATATGGCTAATTTTGTTTATAAAAAAGCAAAAGAAGCAATGCTTAGCGGAGATGTAGATTTAGTAAGTAATAATTTAAAATTACTTTTAGTAAATAGCTCATATGCTCCAAATCAAAATACAGATAATTTTGTTTCTAACATTAATTCAAGCCACATAAAGGCTAGATCACCTATATTTTCTGGGGTAACAACAAGCTCCGGAGTCCTAGATGCAGATGATGTGGTCATGTCCAATTATCCAGGAGACGCCTTTAATGCTGTGGTGATTTATCAAGATTCTGGGTCTGATCAAACCTCAATATTAATAGCTTATATAGATACTTCTGAGGGATTGCCGTTTTCTGGCGTAAATACTAATACAAACATTACTATAGCCTGGAGTAATACTCTTAATAAAATTCTATCTTTGTAAGGAACAAGATGGCAACTAACTACCCAACTTCTTTGGATGTTTTAATTAATCCTACAGCAACTGACACACTAGATTCTGTCACAGTTCCTCACCACGTCCAGCATGCAAACGCAAATGATGCTATAGAGGCATTGCAAACTACATTAGGCATAAATCCATCTGGAAGTCATTTAACAGTTAAAGATAGAATAATATCTGCAGAACAAAGTATATCGAATCAGTCTATTTTAAATGGACTGACAGATGTTACTATAAATCAAGCTGCAACAGGCAATATATTGCGTTATAACGGCTCTCAGTGGGTTAACTACGCTGAAGGCAACCTTACCGATGGAGGAAATTTTTAAAAATGGCTAATACAATTAGAATTAAAAGAAGAGCTTCTGGAGCCGCTGGTGCACCAGAATCCTTGGAGAATGCAGAACTTGCTTATAATGAAGTAGATAATGTTCTTTATTATGGTAAGGGTACAGGCGGAGTAGGTGGCTCAGCAACAACAGTTGAAGCTATTGCAGGAGCTGGTGCATATGTAGGCCTGTCTGGAACACAAACAATTACAGGGAATAAAACATTTTCTGGTACAGTTACAGTCGCTACGCCAAGTTCAAACATGCATGCAGCAACAAAGAAGTATGTTGACGATTCTGTATCTGCTGTAAGTGGTTCAATTACTGTAGCAGGAGACAGTGGTTCAAGCCAAACAATTAGCCTTAATGATACTTTTACAATTGCTGGTGGAACAGGTATAGACACAGTAGCTGGAGCATCGGATACTTTGACTATTAATATTGATAGCACAGTAGCTACACTTACTGGTTCTCAAGAACTTACAAATAAAACCGTAACAAGTCCAACAATTTCTGGACTTTACCTTTCTGATTCTAGCATCACCTTTGAGGGATCTGCTGCAGATACTTATGAAACAACCCTAACTGTCACTAACCCTACTGCCGATAGAACAATAACATTACCAAATGCAACCACAACTCTTGTAGGTAAAGATACAACTGATACATTAACAAATAAAACATTTGATACAGCAGGAACTGGTAATAGTTTTAGCATTAATGGAAATGCTGTAACATCATATGTTGGGTCTGGAGAAAACGTTGTATTATCTTCGTCTCCAACAATTACAAACCTGTATGCTTCTGGTCTCTCACTTACAGATTCAAGTATTATTTTTGAAGGATCATCCGCCGACGATTACGAAACTACCTTAACTGTCACTAATCCAACAGCAGATAGAACATTAACTTTACCCAATGCAACAGGTACAATAGCTTTAACTAGTGATATTACTACTGCCATTAATGGTGTAGCAACATCTTTTACTGTTGCAGGAGATAGTGGTTCAAGCCAAACAATAACATCTGGTTCAGACACTTTGACAATTGCTGGTGGAACTGGACTTAGTTCAGTAGCTGGCTCTACTGACACCGTTACAATTAACTTAGATAATACAGCGGTGACCGCAGGATCATATGGCTCATCTACAGAGTCTGGAACATTTACAGTTGATGCGCAAGGTCGTTTAACTTCCGCAAGTTCAACTAGTCTTAGAGTTGCTTCAACAACCCAAACAGGTATAGCATCGTTTGATTCTGGAGATTTCTCAGTTTCTACTGGAGAAGTTTCAATTAAATCAGGCGGAGTTGATAACAGCCAACTCGCCAACTCAACAATTACATTAGGTTCTTCTACTTTAACACTGGGTTCTACTACAACTTCAGTTGCAGGCATCACAGAACTTACTGTAGATAATCTTAACCTCAATGGAAATTCAATTACCTCAACAGACACTAATGGAAATATCACATTAAGCCCTAATGGAACTGGAACAGTTGATGTTGCATCTTCTAGAATTACTGGACTCGCAGAGCCAACATTAGATACCGATGCAGCTACAAAATACTATGTAGATAATAAAGTTTCTGGTCTTGACTGGAAAGCTGCAGTTAACTTAATTGCAAAGGCAAATGTTAGTTTAACTGGTTCAACCGAAACATTAGTTATAGATGGTCACGCAGCATTAGATTCAGCTGATGATGGAATTTATAGAATTCTTTTAACAGCACAATCAACAGGTACGGAAAATGGCATCTATACATATACAGATGACGGCACAGATTATGAATTAGTCAGAGCTGCAGACGCTGATGTGTACACTGAATTAATTGGTGCGTCTGTCTATGTAATGGAAGGTACAACCTACACTAGAACTGGTTGGGTTCAAACGAATCATTATATAACAAGTTTTGCAAGCCAAAACTGGGTCCAGTTTTCTGGAGCTGGAGCTTATGCAGCAGGTTCAGGACTTTCATTAAGTGGTACTGAATTTAATGTCAACGTAGCAACCAGTGGTGGAATTGAAATTGATACAGATGCACTTCAATTAAAGTCTTCTGTAGCAGGAGCAGGTCTCACATATTCAAGTGGAGTCATAGCAGTTGGTGGAACCGCAGATAAGATTACTGTAGATGCAGATGCGATTACAATTGCGTCAACCTACGCTGGCCAGTCTTCAATCACAACTGTCGGAACAATTGCTACCGGAACATGGAATGCAACAGCTATAGCAGTAGCTAAAGGTGGAACCGGAGCAACAAGTGCCTCAGACGCAAGAACCAATTTAGGCCTTGCAATTAATACTGACGTACAGGCTTACAGTGCAAACCTTGGCGCAATAGCAGGATTGACCTCTGCAGCTAATGCTCTTCCATATTTTACTGGATCAGGTACGGCAGCTGTAACAACGTTAAGTTCTTTCATTAGAGGGCTTCTCGATGATGCCGACGCCGCAACAGCTAGAACCACTCTTGGAGTTGACACTTACACTATTGATGGTGGCACATTCTAATTAATCTATGTTATAATAACTTAGTTAATATGGAGTGACTAATGGCTAATACTATAAAAATAAAAAATAGTGGAACTTCATCCAATACCCCATCTTCATTAGAGTATGGTGAAATAGCGATTAACTACGCAGATGGAAAAATCTACTATAAGAATAATTCAAATAATATAGTAGAGTTTACTAGCGCAGTAAATCTAGCTGGCACTGTTTATAATGCAACAATAGGTGATGGAACAAATACTTCGTATATTATTAATCATAATTTTGGAAGTAGAGATGTTAGTGTAACGATAAGAGAAGCATCTTCTCCATATGGCTTAATATTGACATCATGGGAAGCCACTGATGGCAACAATGTTACTGTTTATTTTGATAATGCTCCATCGTCTAATTCTGTAAGAGTTTCCGTTTATATAGCCGTAGCAGGTCTTGAGGTCGGTCCTACAGGTCCCACAGGACCTACAGGACTCACTGGTCCCACGGGTCCTCCTGGCCCTACTGGAAACACAGGCCCAACAGGCCCAACAGGCCCTACGGGGCCCATAGGACTCACTGGACCCACAGGAGATACTGGTTTAACAGGGCCAAGTGGTTCCATTGGCTCCCCTGGTCCCCCAGGTCCAAATGGCCCGACTGGCCCGACTGGTCCTGCTGGAGCAGATTCAACAGTCCCAGGTCCCACAGGTCCCACAGGCCCAACTGGTCCTCCAGGTCCATCAGGAGGTCCTCCAGGGCCCACAGGACCCACAGGACCTACAGGTCTAACTGGTCCAACAGGCCCAACAGGCCCAACTGGTGCAGGAGCTCCATTAACAAGTTCGGCAACAGCTCCATCATCTCCATCTGCTGGAAACCTATGGTTTGACACAAACACAGGTGCAACCTATATTTACTACAACTCAGCATGGGTTGAACTAGGTGGCGGTTCAATGTCGCCAATGCAGGCAACTTCGTCTACTCGTCCTTCTTCTCCGTGGACTGGAATGACTATTTACGAAACAGATACGAACTATCTTTTTGTATGGAATGGCTCCGCATGGGTTATTCCAAACAGTCCAGCACAAAATCCGCAAGGGTTAGAACTAATCAAGACCGTCACATGTTCTACTGGCGGAACAGCGTCTAACGGGATAGTCACAATAGGCTCTGCTGTTTCTTTTGTTGGAATTGCAAATGCTTTTTCTTCCACTTACGATAATTACTTAATCAAAGTTAGTGGAACAACTCTTAATTATGGCTCCGCACAAGATTTTAGGTTAGTTCTTGGTTCTTCTACCTCTTCATATTCTTCACAATTAATATATAACTCTTATGCAAATAGCGTTGCAGGCGCTGGGAACACCGCTGCTGCAGAGTTCTATTGGGTTGGAGTGGCCAATACAAACAGCATCACTTCTTATAGTTTTGAACTACATGACCCATTTAAAACTATGCCGACAAGACTGCATAATGCTTCGTATGTTTACGAAGGCGGTGCTGGAACAACGAACGGAATTCATACTGCGTCAACATCTTTTACTTCGTTTACGGTTAAGGCTGCAACAGGAACATTGACGGGCGGAACAATTCGCGTGTACGGATATAGGAATAGTTGATGCCAGCAATTACTTTTCCTGCTTCTCCATATACAAACCAGATTTATACTGTCGGCTCTAAGAGTTGGCAGTGGGACGGCGCAGTGTGGGCAGCATATTATAATGAAGGTGCTGACGCAGTCTATGGTACTGGATCAGATGGAGATATAACACTAGATGGCACTACAACCATTTTGAGTATGGTGCCATCTTCTAGTGTCTATTCAATGACTCGTGATATGTATTTTAATGATTTAACAATAAACGCCAACGTTCGACTTGCTCCAAATGGATATAGAATATTTGTTAAAGGCACTTTAAAATTTAATAGTGACTCTACAATTGGTTTTACTACAGGTTATTCTACTGCTGGCTCTATAGCACAAGGGGGAGCTGCTACAACAGCAGTTACACATTCTTTAGGGGGCTCTGCTACAGGATATTCTGCTACAGCACCAACATCAGCTATGGGTGGATCTTCATATTTTCAGATTCCAAGACAAGCAATTACGGGTTATTCAATCACTGCATCTGGAGGACCAACATTTCTTAGAGGTGGAGCAGGAGGGTCTGGTCAAGCTGGTGGTGGAGTAATAATACTTGCAGCACGTTATATAGCTGGGCCATCAAGTGGAACTGGATACATTAAGGCACCAGCAACTGCACCAGCTGGTGGGGGAGTAATACTATTAGTTTCTTCTACATCTTCTCTTCCAGCATCTATCTCAACGGACGTAACGGGTCAGAATAGTGGAACGTACTATTACATGCAACAGGTGTAAATATGGCAATCTCACGAATAGAAACTAGTGTATCACGCGTAAATAATGATGAAATTTATGGGAATGGTTCTGATGGCGATGTGACCATAAGTGGAACTATTACATTAACTTCAGATAAATATTACAACAATCTAACAATACCATTGGGAAACGTACTACTTACAAATGGATTTCGTGTATTTGTCAAGAATGCAGCTATAATAAATGGAGTTATTGGAATAGGTTCTGTTTCTGGAAATTCAAATGGATCTACCAATGGAACAATATCAAGTCCAGGTTCATCTGTTCCAACAGGAACTATTGCTGGCCACACTTCGTCTTCAATATCTTATAGAATAGGTGGACAAGGTGGCGGCGCAACCAACCCAAGCGTAACACTGATGCCAAGCTATCTTATTTCTAGAGTAGAAGCAGCAACAGGAGTTGCTTTTGATGCTACATATGGAAGCTCTTCTCCTCTAGTCTTAGCAGGTGGATCAAAAGGAACAACAGGTTCTACTGGAGCTAGCACACCAGCATTAACAAGTGGTAGTTCATGGCCGGGCAAAACAGGTTCTGCTGGCTCAAACGGAACCCACCCAACTGTTGGCACAACTGTTGGAGTACCTGGAGGAAAAGGTGGAACAGGATCTGATGGAACTGCAACAGGAGCAACTCCAGGTCCTGGTGGAGCAGGTGGATCTGGAGCTAATGGAGGTGGCATTGTGGCTATAATGGCTAAATCAATATCAGGAACTGGCACAGTAATGTCATTAGGAATGATTGGAGCGACTGGCTCTGCAGGAACCGCTGGCTCTGCTGGCACCGCAGGTCAAGCTGGGGCTAAAGCTCCAGATAGAACAGATCACCACCACCACAGTGCTGTAATTCATGAGCCTCATACATTACATCACTATAGCCATCATGTACACGTTCCTGAGTATCACGATAAAATCAACCATCACGGAGCTTATCACTATACAGCCTATAATGGACATCATCATAATCACTCCGCTACTATACATGCACCATGTTGCACAGTTAGTCCAGGTCATCACTGGACTGGCGGTGCTGGCGGTGCTGGCGGAGCTGCTGCCCCAGCTGTTACTGGAGCAACAGGAAAACGTGGCGGAGCAGGCGGAGGCGGTGCTATTATTATTATAACTGAGGAAACTCCTAGTAATTTAAACTATGATGTTCGAGCAGGTACTACTGCAGATTCAGACACATATTCCGCTTCCAATGGAAGCACTTATATAATTTTAAACAAGTAAGAGGTAAAATATTATGGGCTTTTTTGACTCACTTAACAATGAAGCTAAAGTAGAAGCATTAAATTTTAGTATTCAAATGCACGAGCGTGAATTATACAGGATCCTTGTCGGTCTTGGATTAGATGCAGAGACATTTGATGCCGATGCATGGGACGAACCAGTTAATATGGAGACAGCAATTGGAAAAGTTGCACACTACATAACTTTAATAAAAGACTTAAGAGAAAAAGTTTCTGGTCTTGGATGAAAAGACATATAGCAGTTCCATCTAGAGAATGTGTTAATGGCGTCGTTCCTAATCACATAATGGATATAGCTAAAAGAAATTTATTAGAGATCGTTGTTGCTGACGAATACGATAAAATAGAAATACTTTCTAGTCCAGAGATAGAACAATATGACTATGATAAAATAGTTAAAGAAAATTATATTTGGAAATTTGATATGACAAATGAATTTCTTGAATTAAAAAATGACATACACATCAACTGCAAAGATTTAATTATCAAACCAATAATTAAAGAAAATCATAAAGCTTACTTTAGGGCAAGATTTAATGAAAAGGGAATTTTTAATTTTAAACTTATAAATAGCGGTGAAATTTTGTATGAAGGAAAAATTGAAGTAACATCATGAAAGTAGAAAATCTAGCAACGTGCATATCTCTGTACAGTGACTTTTTTGATGCGTCTTTATTCATGGAGCATTTAGAATTAGAAAGTCAAAATGATTGGAGCGACATTACTTGGAAAAACTCTGCAGTTGGAGTAGGTGCAATCGGCAATTATAGAACTTCAGCAGAGTGTAATATTTCCATATTAGGAGAAGAATCCAATAATACTCCATTTGGACAAATGTTTAAAAAAGAAATTCAAAATCCAATGTTTGAAATTGTAGAAGATTATAAAAAACAATACAATGTAGCAACATCTGGAAACGAAGGTTGGAGAGTCCTTAAATACACGAATGGCGCTGAGTATCATAATCATTATGATCATGCCCCAATGAATTCTAGAGTGGTGAGTTTAGTTGCTTTCCTAGAAGATGTTGAAGAGGGTGGAGAACTTGAGTTTTCATTTTTTGATATAAAAATAAAACCTAAAAAAAATACAGCTGTTGTCTTTCCGTCAAATTTTCCATATCTTCACATAGCACATCCGGTAAAACTTGGAATAAAGTATAGTTTGGTAACATGGTTTCAGTAATATCTATAGATCAATTTACATTAAAAGACACCCCATGCTACGCCTGCGTACCTGCATGCGAAGGGATAACCTTGTCGTACGCCCATCCAAATGGCATACAGGAATATACCGATTATATAGCCTATTCCTTAGATAACGTAACGCTTATTGCATTCAATGATTTGCCAAATACATCTGACCCATACTCTTTAAATGTTACAACAAACACTGGAGAAGAATATATAATTCAATTTAATCTTTATGAAAGAGATATGAATGAATTAAATAATTTAGTTAATAAACCGCATCAATTTTTTAGTTTTTTAAAACCAGTCCATGTTAAAAGCGAATCAATTATTGGTCTAGTATCATTAGATGAAAGATGTGACATTGATAAATATGGACCAAGAGTTTATGATGTGTCTGATGGAATTAGCGAAAATCCCATGGACTACGCAATGATGGCTGGCAATTTAAAAGACTTTAGGGTAATTTATTCAATAAATGGAGTTGGTTACATATCAGTTCAAGAAGTTTGGCCGATCGCTATGCAGTGGAGAAATTGGCCCATTGTAACTGGTGTATCAAAAACATTTTCTGGAATAATAAAGCTTATTTCAGAATGGAAAACACTGTATGATTCTAATCTATCAACGGAAGAAATTGCATCAGGTGCTGCGTCATTTTTGAACTTAGCTGGGTTTAGCGAATCAATGTTAAACGAACTAAATGAAACAGAAGTAATGATGCCAGTTGCTAGATTTATAAACGGACACGCCAATGCACGACATGGCTTTTCAGAAACAGGCATACTTCCTGATTCTATTTTACAAATGATTAAACATCAGTCTAGATACGAAACCCTAACATCATTAGGGGTTAATCATCCATTGCATCCGCAGATTCCACAATGGGTTAAGGATGAAGAGAAAAAGAAAATGGACAACTTTCTTCTCAAATATGTGTTGATATCAATGCCGCAAATAGATCCTGAAGATGTTACAATTGATCAGATATCAGAATCACTTGATTTCTTTAACAATGGCCAGCCAGATATAAAGGACACTAAAACTTTTATTAATGCAATAAAAGCTAAGAGATATTATGACGCAATCACAGAATAGAAAAATATGCATAGTAGGCTCAGGAACAGCTGGTCTTATTGCATCGCTTATGTTTAGACGAGCTTTCCCAAATGATGAAATAACAAACATCTCATCAAGCAAAGTTGGCATTATTGGAGTAGGCGAAGGTAGCACTGAACATTGGCGTGACTTTATGGATATGTGCGATATAGGTGTAGAAGATTTGATAACCAACACAAATGCAACGCATAAATATGGAATTAGATTTGAGAATTGGACAAATAAACGTCCAGACTATTTTCATAGTGTAGGTTCTGCACCTGAAATTTTTGCATTCGGATTGTTTGGCGAATATATGTCATTCCTAGAGAATGACAAGCCAATAACTTCACAGACTGGCCATCTAGGCTTAGTACAGAATCAGGTCATTAAAGAAAACATGCACAACAACACTAATCAGTTTCATTTTGATACATTTGAACTAAATAATTTTTTAACAGGACTCTGCTTTAAAAGAATGGTTAGATTTATTGATGACGAAGTAACTTCTATTATTTTAGATGAAGATGGCTACATTCAAAGTGTTAAGTTAAATTCTAATTTAGAAATTAACGCAGATGTTTGGATTGATGCAACAGGCTTTGCTAAAAAGTTAATGACAGAAATGGGTAATACGGAATGGATTTCTTTTTCTAAGTATTTGCCCACTAATGCTGCAATAGCATTCCCAACTGAATCTGATCCAAGTAATCAGATAAGACCATACACTAGAGCTAGAGCTGCATCAGCTGGTTGGATATGGGAAATACCAACAACTGAACGTCGTGGCAATGGTTACGTTTATAATTCTAACTTTATAACAGAGGAAGAAGCTGTTAAAGAAGCAGAATTAATTACTGGACATAAAATAGAAAAGTATAGACAGTTCGCTTTTGATCCAGGCTATGCTCCAGTTCAATGGTATAAGAACTGTATATCCGTAGGTTTATCATCATCTTTTGTTGAGCCATTGGAAGCTACTTCTATAGGCTCAACGATTATCCAATGCAAGCAAATTATTAATGGAATAGCTTCTTTTACTAAGGATTCCAAGGCAATACAAGAGTCTTATAATAGAAAAATGAAGTCTATGATGGAAAACATTTTAGACATGATTCGTCTTCATTATGTTTCAGACAGAAACGATACAGAATTTTGGAGATATGTAAGCAAACTTCCAATCACGGAAACTCTGCAAAATTTAATTGATTTATGGGCAGAACAAGTTCCTGGTCACTACGATATTCCAAATAGTGGTCATCTAATGTTTTTGAGTAGGCATTTTGTGCACGTAATGCAGGGACAGAACTTAATATCTTCACAGCCGTCAACTAATGCAATGAAATCAATGAATATAAGAAATATAGTTGAAAAAAATGCGGACGAAATCCGATTACGTCGATATAGTAAAGAAATGATAGATCACAGAGAAAGCTTAATTCAGGCATCAATTGCCAATGAAAGCTTTGGTATATAAAATGAAGAAAATTAAAAATATATTAAAACTAAAAAAAGTTAAACCAGGCTCAGTAAGAATTACCCCAATGGACAATAGGTTTATGGCAAGTGCACCATATGTTAATGGTGGTCAAACTTTACCTCAATGGTTTAGACACATACACAAAGGACATGGATCTGTTCGTTCCTGTGCGGGCGTTTCAGACTATCTCAGTGCAGGAATCACAATCCCTGCCTGGACTAATTTTTATTTTGCTCCAAATATAGAACAAAGTGTTTGGACAATATCAGCAGACAACATGAATCCACCGATTGACTTTCAGTGGGCAAATAACTTTTCCTTTACACAAACTGGTAAGTGTCCGATGACAGATAGTAGAAAAATCGAAAAGATGTCATACCCTAAGTTGGTTACTCCATGGAGAATACAAACGGCCCCTGGTTGGTCTTCTCTTATTCTTCCAATTAATTATGAGGAGAATCAAGACTATTCAATACTTCCTGCAATAGTGCACACTGATTTCTATCAAGTTGTTAATATAGTTTTGAACGTAAAAACTAATACCGAATTTTCAATAAAGTATCAAACACCATTAGTTCAAATAATTCCATTCAAGAGAGACTCTGATATTAATGAAATTGAATTTATGGATGAATCATTCTTTAAGTATGCATCAACCAATATGTACATGACTGGTGGTATAGGTCCAAAAAATTCAACAGGACTTGCCTACAGAAAAGCTGTTCGACTAGTCGATTCTATTTTGGGAAATAAAAAGAATGACTAATGACATTTATCGCTTTAGTGCAGATGATTATCGAAACAGAACGGACAATAAGTATTTTCCTAATACCGAAGAAGATTGGAAAGAGTTTATGTGGAAAGTGCATTTTCTTGGTGGTAAATCAATGATACTACTCTGGCACTACGATCAGTTAGAAAAGAAAGCTAGACAGGAATTGAATGAACAGAATCCTTAATGCCGTCAAGACAATGTCTTCCGGGGAATATTGGACAAAAGCTAATACTGTTGAAGCTATGGGTTTTGCTACAAAGATAGCAATTATTTTTCCTGGTCTACTTTTAGGTCAGCAGTTTTGGTGGCTGTATATATTTGCCATAATCTCTAGCTTGGCACTAATATGGTCATCAACAGAAAAAACACTTCCAACAATTATTCTCTTTAATGTTGCTTGGGCTATGCTGGCAAGCCTTTCTATTTTAAAACATTTTTGGTGGTCTTAAAAGACAATTAATGTTACTATAGATAACATATTTTATTTTGAAATTTGGTACCAAAATGCTTTATAATGATACAATTGGCTATAATGCTCAGGGTATTAACTATCAAGGTACCGTAATATTAAATATACCCTCAATAGGATCTACATTGGTATTGGAAAATATCAATGTAGTTATATCCTTAAATGAAGACTTTAGCAACTACACAACAATAGGAACTATAAGTCTAGAATATTCTGAATCTGGCGTAATAACAATAGAGGCTTCTCCTGAGCAAGCCTATGCAATTACTCAAGCAGAGACAATATATGTAAATGATAGTTCAGAAATTACTTTTGAAGTATTTGTATAATTTATAATATTTTAGTGTCTAAATAACGGAGAAAAAAAATGATCAATGATGTATTAGTAAATAATACTGTAAGAATTAAAGTTAAATTTATAGACATTAATGCACAGGGTCAGCAAGTAGAAGCTACCCCCACATATGTTGTTGTAAAAGTTTATGATTCTGACAACTCTGAAATCGTTTCTCAGACAGCAACACAGTTGACAGATTCTGAATATTATTATGATTTTACCCCCACTGAAGCTGGAGAATATAAGGTTACCTTTGTTGGAACAATGGAGGACAACAGTTACATAACTGTTAATCAACAACTATACGTTAGCACTCCAACAGATGAATATAGACCACTAATAACACTCAGACATGAAGAGGTCATAACTTTTGCCCCAGATGTTGAACCGTTATATTTAAATCCAGAAGAATTAAAAGCTTACTTTCCTGAAGCATCATTGATGGAAATAGGCGAAATTATACATGGTTTTTCCCTAGAAATAAAACAAATGTATTCATATGGAGATGAGATTACAGGCTCTGATTTAGGCTTTAATGTTTTAGAATACATAAAAGCAGCCACAGCATGTGAACTAAGTAGAACATACAATTATGGCGGAGACGATGAAATGTCTATTCAATTGGGCGATTTAACAGTCTCATCTAGATCGCTTCCTAGAACCCAAATTACCAGAGGCAATGCAACTACATGGTGTCAGATAGCTGCTGCTCTAAGAAAAGAAATTTTAGCTGGAAAAGTTGGTCCAAAAGGTTTCCAGCCAAAAGGTCTTCCTATATCTACATCTCAAAAACCAAGAAATTACGATCCACAAACAGGAAAGACAATTTATCTTGGAGATAGAGATCTATACGGTCCAGGAGAAAAAGTCCTAAGAGATGAAGACCCAATGCCCAAGAGGGGTCTAAGAAGCTATGATTAGTCTTGATAAAACCTTTAAAAAGATTCTTCAAGAATGGGGTTATGATGTTTATATCCAAAGAAAATTGTTTAATGGAAATTATTCAGATTCTTTAGAGAGAGTAACCACAAGAAGCGTTTTTCCTAATGGTAAAGTTAACTCTCAATCTAAACAGGAAGAAGATGAAGGAATAATCATTAACTCTGATATTGTATACTATTTTGAGGCAGAAGTTAATCCTCAAGAGGGGGATAGAGTATACGAACAACTACCCAATGCCCACGGAAGACAAACTATCTATGTAATAGATACAGCATCTCCCATGAGAGGTAGAATGGGTAAGATAACTTTCTGGACCGTTGGCGCAACAAGAGATAAACAGGTTTAATATGTTAGTGGTTTCAAAGGGTCAAACTGTTCAATTTAAATTCTTATTTGCTGCTGATGGCGAAGTATATGATCCTACAACTCAAACGATTCCAGAAGATATTACCATTGGTGTAGTTAGGGGAGACAGTTTATCTGGATCTGTTATATTGAATCCAATTTCATACAACAACTCCCACGCTACACCAGATACTTCTGCATATATTGAAAAAACAAATAATTTAGAATTTATTTTTCACTATAAAGTTCCTGTTAATATATTTCCTGGTCCATACACAGTAATAGCAAAGACTGTAAAATCCGGTCAACCGCTAGTTATAGAGTCATCTTTTCAAGTCAAAGATTCAATATATGAACCAAACCCAACAGTTCCAATAGGCAATAGATCCAGTGTAGTATCCTATCGACCAACATATCAAGATCTCTCTTCGTCAAATACAAATTCAATACTATTAATTGGCCATGCAGACGGAATGCAACTAAATAACCCAATTAAATTAAAATCAGTACAGAATGCAATAGACATACTCGGAGCAAACACAAAAAGCCCTTTGTTAAGGGGTGTTTTAGATGCTTATGACGCTGGCGCTAGAGATATATTTATATGTGCTGCAGCACCAATGTCAGAATATGTTTCAGATATAGAAGAAAGAGGAACTGAGTATAATTACTTTAATATTGATCAGGCCACTCCTTCATATCAAACTTTTTATGAAAAGTATTACGAAAGACTTGAGGAAACGTATTCTGTTATAAAGGTTTTAGATTTCATAGATATTGTAGTGCCGCTAGAAACATCATTTATAAGAACCGGCTCTGTTGATTTTACATCTCAATTAGCTAATTATTGTAGTAATTTTCATAACGAAACAGGATATGTTCAAATCGGAATAATAGGATCAAAAACTAATGGTACAAATTCATCTGATATTGAAATAATAAAATCAAATAGTATATTAAAAGATAAATTTACAACTTATGATTATAGTGGTCAAATTTCTTCAGACAAAGGAAGATATATTATCCCTATTTATGGGGAAGCAACTTTCTCTCATAGTTTTTTTCAAACAACTTATACCAGTTCAGTAGCAGCTGCATTTGCTGGGATGATCTCTTCAACACAAATTAATATAGGTTTAACTAGAAAAAAAATACCAGGAGCAATGGCGCTTTTTGGAGCTGAGCTAACAAATGCCGAGATAAATACCTTAGATAGTATGGGAATTAATACCATCTATAAAGGCAATAAAGCTAGAAGAGGAAATCCTTTTGAGGTTTATGTTTCAAACGATTATACAATGGCAAATTTAAATTCTGTTTTTAGCAAACTTCCACAGGTCAGACTAGCATCTCTATTGTCAAGTGAGGTTAAGAATTCAAGCTACAAATCTATAGGCAAATTTAGCTATGACCAAGTATCTTCAGAAGTCAGCAATATGCTATTATACTTAAAGAATAATCAAATTATATCTGATTTTGAGTTTAAAGCTGTTCCTTCAAAAACAGAAAAAGGTGTAATAATGTTATATATTAATGTAATATCATCGTTGGGCTTGAAAAAAATAAGCCTATCTTTATCAGCTGGTCCGGGAGTTTAATATGAGTCAATGGCGTTGGCAAAGAGGGTTCCCTGCTTTTGGTATAATTAAATCTTACTCTAAGGTAAAATTTGGAGAACCATTACAGGCAGAAGGTAATCTAAGTTATTTAGAATTCATAGCTGCAGTAAAAGCACTTTGGGAAGAGTCTTTTCCAATGTACCCCATTAAGCCTTCAACAAGTTCAGATCATGCATTTACATGGTATAACAAAGCAGCTACCGACCCTGTTACTGATGAAGTTGTCGGAGCATGGGAACCCACAGATGCTATTATAACTTATAGTTTAGAATTAAGAAAAGCTCACTCAATAGAGCCAAAGCCAAGAATGAGATATTCTTATCCAAAAGATAAGGTATCCATATATGGACAGAGGTTTCAAAATGTTGTTTCTTTCAGTGCTGTTTCACCGGTTGGCAAGAGATATGACGGCAATACAGAAACAGTAGATAATGATCACGACAATGCCTATGTCGTTGAATCTTTAATTGAGTCATTTGAGGATTTCATGCTCGAATATACTCCTATATTCAAAAGAATAGGAGCCGCAGAGCTAGTCTATGCCAGAAGGCTTTCAGATGGAGAAGTAAATAGGCAATCTTCAGATGTTCATAAAAGAACAGTAACCTACATGCTAACTACTGAAAAGCTTTATGGTGCAGATATTGAGTCAATAGAAAGAATTGCACTAGACATTAGAACATATATGGCTGTGGAACAAGAGCTACTTCAGCAGGCAACTCCAAACTATGAAAATATAGAAGTAAATATCATAGATTTAGAGCAGACAGCCACCCCCAATACATAAATAATCATATAAATATTAACAGCTAATAATCGTATCGTCGTTATTTTTATAACTTGCTTGTTACTATTAGATGAGATTAACCAACAAACGCTTAGTCGGAGGTTCAAAGATAAGATGGCTATACCTGGCGTAACAACCCTAATTAGAGATCGCTTTTACAGCATTTCTCGTCAAGAAACCCCAACGGGTCCTAAAATCGTAGCTATAGCCAAGAGAGGCGAAACAGCTACTGATTCTAGTAGAGTTCAAGATCTTGACATAGTTCAAGCTACCACAGAAAAAGACGTCATAGATGTCTTTGGTGAGGCTAGCGATTTACACAAAGCTTTCTTGGAGCTAGTAGCTTCAGGAGCACAAAGAATATTTTTAGTTCCACTTCCAGCTGACACTGAATTTAGTGATACAGCAGGAACAATATCTAGCGATAGTTATGGTGAGAGTTCAGCAGAACTTTTGTCTGCAGCCTTTGCAGCTGCAGAGTCAGTTCTTCCTGACATTATCGTACCTTGGGGAAGAGGCGGAAACTCTTCTGACTGGGATGGAACAGCAACTCCAAACACTGATACATTTGGCTTCCATGCAGATAATAGCACAACTCTTAATAATAGTTGGGTTAAAAAAATTGGAGAAAAAGTAAAAGAAATTTCGGAGAATACTCATCCATGTATAGCAGTTCTTGGAATTGCTCCATATGACTCATCTTCTAACGAGTCAATGACTCCAGCTCAAGTATCAACACACCTTGCTATGTCCACCTTGGTCAGCAAAGAACTCAGTGGAATAAAAGACTACGGTCCTTACGTTGTTGTTATAGCAGCAGAAATGAAGCCAACTGGTTATGTTTCCAAGGATGGAGTTGACTTTGGCTACTCCAATGGAGCATGTGCGACAGCTTCAGCAATAAGTAGACTATCTTCTTATTCAGCTATTACAAACAAGCCTGCATATAATGTTCAATCTTTACGCTATGTTCCAACTAGAACCTTGCAAGAGACTTTAGCTGGCAAGGGCGTAAATGCAATAGTTCTTAACTTTAATAAGATAGCAGTATTCGGTGATGGAGTTACATTCGCAAATGCAACTTCAGATTTCTTAAGACTTTCTACAAAGAGAATAGTTGACGAAGCTGCAAATCTTGTTCGTCAAGCTACAAATAAATTTGTTGGAGAAGCATCTACTGTTCAAATGAGAAACTCAATGGAAACAGCGATCTCTTCAGCTCTTAGAGGAATGCAATTACTAGGTGCCGTGTTGGAAAGTGACTTTAATGTTACTTATATTCCAAATGAAAACAAGGCGATTGTAGACCTCATATTAACACCTGCTTTTGAACTCAAGTCAATACAGGTGCAGATAGCCATTAACGTATAATTAACCGAACGGAGGGTAATAAAAATGGCGGAAAACAATTCAATTAATAAGTATCTTAATACTTACACAACATTCTCAGGTGCTGACATTGTTGCAACATTTGGTGGTGTAGAAATCGGAGCTTTATCTGGTATTACTTTCTCAGTAACCAGAGAAAAAGCCCCAATCTATACAATGGGTTCACCTAATCCACGCTCATTCTCTAGAGGTAAGCGTGGTATTGCAGGTTCATTAATATTTACAGTATTTGATCGTCCAGCTTTGTATACAATGTTGGAAAAGAACTACTCAACTCAATCACCAATGAACTTTTATACAAGAGCACATAACACTCTTCCAGGTGATGATCACTCAGCTGGCAGAGGTATCCCAGGATTTGCAACAGCGAATAACCCAACTGGTTGGACAAAAGACGTTGTAAAGAAAACCCCATACTACGCAGACCAAATTCCCCCATTTGACATTACAGTTACTTTCGTTAACGAATACGGAAACGCAGCTGCAAGATCAATATATGGAGTTGAATTATTAAACGAAGGTTCAGGAGCTTCAATGGACGACATTGTTATCGAAGAAACAATGACCTATGTAGCTAGAGAATTGGGTCCAATGTATACCATTCAGGTAGACAGAAATAACGACGCAACTCTTTCTGATCCAGCCAGAAATGGTTTGAACACTGAAATAATTCGTCCATAATTATAAATTAACTAATTTTGGTAATGGTGCACGGGGGCTAGTTCTTCGTGCACCATTATTATTTACAGGAGCAAAAATGCCGGTTATCAATTCTCAAAAAATATCAACAGCTAATCTAAAAAATGACTCTGATTCTACTAATCCACTTCTAAGTAATATATCTTATTCTGGAGCAGACATTGTAGCTACCATGATAATACCAGTAATAGGTAGAGATGGGAAAATACAGAGCGATGGAGATGTGATAGAATTAGGAAGCTTACAAACAGTTTCATATTCTATACACAGAGAAAACACTCCAATCAGAACAATAGGCCATTCTAACGTTAGAGGTTTTGTTAGAGGTGGGAGAACTATCGCTGGTTCATTAATCTTTACAGTATTTAACGAATATGCATTCTATCAAATTAAACAATATAAAAATTATTTAGCTGATCAAAATGGTTTCTTTGCTCCTTTGGCAGACATGTTGCCTCCATTTGATTTGGTATTTACATTTTTTAACGAATATGGTGTTTCTTCAAAAATGAAAATTTTTGGGATTACTATTATAGATGAAGGTCAAACGATGTCTATAGATGACCTTATAACTGAACAAACATATAGTTATATGGCTAGAGGAATTCAGCCCATGGTTCATGTTGTAGGCGATAAAGAAAAAACTAGCGCTACACAAGAATTTCAAAGAATTGTTGATCAAACAAATAAAAATATATTTGGCGATAGCGCAGAAGGACAAATATCTACTTTATATAACAATTTTGTAGACGATGTATACGGAGCATAAATAAATATGTCATATTCAGTTAATCAAAATAGCTGGCCCAATAGCAGGGCGTTTGATCCACTGTCTGATTCATTAGATAAAATTTGGTCTGGTGGCTCACAAAAAAGTGATAGAGATAATAGATTTAATAATTATTATGACTATTATTTTTCTGGTGAAGATGTAAAAATATATATAGATGGTTTATTCGAACCAAAGCATGAATTAGATATAGCATCATTTGCATATTCTATTAAACAAGAAAAGCAACCATTATATGGTTTTTGGTCCTATAACTATGACGCAATGCTGTACGGCACAAGATTAATTACTGGTGAGTTTACTGTATATACAAGATATCCAAGAAGAATGACAGACCTATTAGAAGAAGCTGCCAGAGTTAGATCAGAAAGTCCTTCTCCAAAAGCGCAAGTAAATAATGTCATTTCAACCCTTAGGCCAAGTTCTGTTCAAAACTCTGGACAAAATCAAAATACTATAACAGTAGAAGATGATGAAAAAAATGTACAGAAGTATTGGGCTCAAAGCCAATTAGACAGAGTAACCACTGATACTGCATTCGCAAAAAATGTAAAAGATTCTGGGCACAATATATTCAGTGCACACCCACCATTTAATTTTATTATACTATATGGTGCACAAGAAGCGTCTTTAACCCCCATGAATTACTCTTCCTCTATAGATGATAGGGAAGTTGATAATATAGACAGAATGCTGATGGCCGATACGAATGAAAGACTAGTTAGAATAGATAACATAGCAAGTCCTATGAAGGTAGTTGTGCAAGAAGTAAATTTAATTTCTATGGCTACAATGTATGGACCAGGTGGTCAGCCATTAGCAGAGAATTATCAGTTTATGGCTAGAGATTTCTATATGACAGAAGCAGACCTTGGTTTTATTAAAAATATAAAGACTACGGTAACTTCTGAATATGAAACTGCAAAAGCAGATGTAACAACACAGACAACAAGTACAAATCAACAAAATTAATAGTTGATTAAAATAACAAAAAAATGTATAATGTTATTTGATTTATAATTCATTAAGGAGAATTTATGTCTAACGAAAGAAAAGTAACTATTGCATCAACAGATGATGAAACAGCAGAGGCAATAGAGTTTAATCAAGAAATTATAACAACTGAAAATCAAGAAGAAGAAATCAATAGAGTCGAAGATCTTCCTGATGAAGAAGAAATATGGGTAGATGGTCCAACCGCTGGAATGGTAAAGAAGTGGAAAGAACATTTTGGAGAAGTTTATGTTACATCAATAAGCTATGATAAGCATATTGCATGGAGAGTTCTAACAAGATTAGAATACAAAAATATTGTCAAGAAGATGGAACAGTTAATTCAGGCTGGACAACTTTCTTCTGCAGAAGCAAATATGTGGAACGAAGAAGCTATTGCTGAGCTGTGCATACTTTTCCCTGAATATCAAAGAATTGATATGAACGGTGTTATGGCTGGAGTTCCTTCATTAATCGCACAAGAAGTTTTGGAAGCTTCAGGATTCGTTGCCTTAGAGGTTAGGCAGTTATAAAAAATGAACCCAGAAAAACTATATGAAATTAAAAAAAAGTATGGTTCAGTATTTACTGTTACCATAAAAAATATTGACATAGTTTTTAGGGAACTTACATTTTCTGAATATGACAAAATATCTGAATATCAGAATTCAGAAGAGCACTCTTCCGCAGACACAGAAGATCTTATAATCAATAGTGCAGTCGTGCATCCAGATGACTTTTGTGTAGACAATCTTCCTCCTCGGACTTATAACTTCATTGGCTCAAAAAATAATTGATGTATCTGGTTTTTATTCTGCACGTTTAGCAAAGAATACATTAAGTGAAAAAAGAGAAAAGTCTGGTGAAGTAAGAAATTTAATGAAAGCTTTTGTTTTGGCAGCTATACCAACATATAGGCCAGATGATCTTGATGAGATGACATTTTCTCAACTTTCTGAAAAAGTTGCCCTTTCAGAAAAGATAATAGAAATTAAGCAGACAATGAATGGTATAGAGCCAACAAATATGAGTCTTGAATTAATAGATCCAGAAGAAGAAGAAATAAAGGCAAAACAAAAAGCAGCTAGACACAACCTTTCAAGAAAAGAAGGGGAAGCTGAGTACGATGATCCAATTGCTCAAAAGCTTTGGAAACCATAAATTTACTGGAGTAAAAGTTGATTAGAGATCGTGGACCAATACAAAATCTTGGCTATGGTGTCACGTCTAGAGACCTGCCGGTAAACGAGGGGGAGACACAAGGTGTATCTCCAAATAGTGGTGTATTATCAAAATCATTAGATGGTCATCCTGTAATGCGTTTTGTTGCGCATACTACAGCTTCTATAGCTGTAGCTGGTGTAATGACCTCAATGATGAAAAAGGGTCGGACTTAAGCTAGCAGAAAAGCTAAACACAAAACTTTCTAGTGGCGCTAGATCAGAGATAATCGAAATAAGAAAAGCTCTTGACGAATTACAAGGGGTAAAAAGGCACATAGATGGAGTAGATGATCCATACTCTGATCTTGTTTTCAGAACACCAGAAGGTGATTTAACAACTGGTTATTTAGGATCAAAAAGCGAAATACATAGATATTCGTATACAACATCGGAAGAAATGCGTTTAGCAAGTGGAGGTATCACTCGAGAACCAGCTGCTGTCTGGACGCTAAAAGATGAGATACAGAAAAGGATGGTTAGGGCAGGAAGAAGAATGCCCTATGAACTCCCAGCTTTATATGCAGCGCAAAGGGGTGTTAGCGATAAGCTTTTCGGTGAAGGTGACGAAAATAAAAAAGTAAAATGGTACAACCCAGTAGATGTTGTTAGTGACTTCGTTAAAACATCAACTGTAAACATGTTGACAATGGTTGCGCCATTTGAAGTTGGTGGAGCTGGATTAGCTGCAAGTAAAAACTCATTGAGTTCTTTTAAAAACTCAATGGATAGTTTGAAGAGCTTAAGTCCCGGCAAGCAGAAAATGGTCAAAGGATATGTTGACCTAACAGAATTGCTGTCTGAAGTTGGACATGATTTTTCCACTATAGCAAATAGAGTTCTAAGAACAACAGCACAAACTTCAGCTGGATTTAACGCAGCAGCAGATGCTCTTAATGAGCAACCAAGAATAGTTCAGGCATTAAGAGACTCAAGAGCAGGAGCAGAAGAGGCCAGAAGAAGGTCGGTAGCTGCTGGTGCAAGCGAGTTAAGAACTGCGGGCTCTATGGCTAGGGCTCTTGCTTTTGGATCAGAAGATAAATATGGTGCACTAGATGCGATTCCAGCATTCAGAGGCCTAAGTAGAGCTGTGCAAGTCGGTTTCCAAGAGTTCAAACTTTTTGGTAAAGGATATGATGCTCTACAAAGTTCCTTTAAGTACGACAGAATAATAGCAGAGGCGAGAGGTGCAACTGGAAGATATAGTGTTGACAATATCCATAGAGCTATGGATACTATTCAGCAACAATATTCTAGTAGAATTTCAAGATTAGCTGGACAAGTAGCGGTACTTGGTGGTGGTGGTCCAGGCGATAAAAGCTTTAACAGATCAGACTTTTACTATGGGCAACAAGAATCTGAGTATAAAAAACTTATATCAAGAAAGCTTCAGGAAAGAGGATTAACAGAGTCCGAATCTGAGGCATTTGCCAGAAACTTAAGAGTAAGACCACCTGTAGGAAAAGGCACTGACGTTACAAACATCGTCTCAATAGGTAGAAATGAAGTAACTGCATCAGGTGATGAATATTACAAGCAGATTATAGAAAGATATAAAGGAATAAAAGGTGGCAGAGACTTTGCAGATAATCTGACAACAGCAGCTGGAGGTTCTAGTCCAGAAGAGTTTCTAAGAGGAATACTCAACGACGTCAATGCAAACTACTCTTCAAGAGAATTTCAAACTCTTTTAAAAAACAAAGTAACAAAACAGTGGAATCAGTTTTATAGAAATGATTTAGCAGATGTAGCATCTACATTTCTTAAGCCACAAAAAGCAAATTTTCATGACTTTGTTGGTCCACTAGGTGATAAGCAACAACAATTTCTTCAAAGAAAAACAGCACAAAGTCTTGGAATAAAACTAAAAGAAACCAATGGAAGATTAGTTTCTGATGATGAAGTTAGAAACAAACTTGCTCAAAGAGGATATAATCCAAACAACTTTGCTCAATTAAGATCTTTCTTAGTTGAAAACAAGCAAATGACTTCTGGTATATTCAACGGTGGTTTTAATCTTTTTGGTATGAAACCAATGTTAATAGACGAAGCCATAGAATCTGGCAGGTTCGATAGATTAAGTACTAACGAAAGAAAAGTCATAACAGACTTAGCTGGATCTATGGCTCGACATGACCCAGTTTCAAAAAGCATTGGATTCAATACATTAGGTGGTGTTTATAAAACTAGGTCTGGAAATGTATTAGACTTTAGTGCATTAAAGAATGCAGCTGGTAAGACGGCAGACTTCTTTGCAAGTGAATTCCATATTCCAATTATTAAATTAAATCCAGCAGACCTTTTTGGATACAGATCTTTTGCTGGAATGTCGAGAAGGGGGCCACTGCAATATTCTCCTGGAATGACAGTTCAACCTTTTCATGGTTTCCAAGGAGATAGATCAGATTTTCACATATGGCACAGTACTGGTGGCTTCTTAGGCACAAAAGGCAAAGTTACAGCTTATAGTTCTGATGATTTTTCTGGGGAAGTGTTTGGCAGAACACTAAAAGGTACATATAGACCAGCTCCAACAAATAGTACAGAAATGTATACAAGACATGCTCGTATAGCAGCAAACCTAGAGGGAGATACAACCTACGATATAGCAGGTAAGTCTGGTTCTAGATTTTTAGATTTTATTCTTGGTAACTCTGACAGAGCAAGAACTTTCAAAAGAGCAATGTCCATTGATTCGGAGCAACCAAACTCTATTTTTGGATTAATATCTAGATTTACCCAAAGGAATAGGGATGTAAATAATCCTAAAATAATATCAAGATTAGTATCTGGTGAAGAAGTTGAGTTCACAAGTGGCAGAACAAGAAGAACAATGCGCCTTGATACCTCAGGTGGAAACCTAAGAGTAATTGATGATACAGGCGCTGCTGTATCAGGAATAGATGAAGCAGCTTTAATTAGATCCTATAGGGGAGTTAGAAAACAGTCTTTTGATTCTGGATTTTCCAAACAGTTTATGGAAGCTTTAGAAGAATCAAATCCAGATCTTTTTACAACTATAGCCGGTGCAAGAGTTTCACAAATGGATACACCTAGGCACCTTTTGGACTTTTTGGATCAACTTGAGTCTGCGTTACCTGGAATAGCAAATAGATTAAGATCTTCTGGCACGTATGACCCTGCAGTAATTCAGAAATCCTATTCTAGAATTAGAGCACTTAGAAGAGAAGCCGACTTATTGTCTGCTTCTCAGCTTTCAGGTAAGACTCCGTCTATAACTACAACCTTTGACGAGTTAAGGTCAGAAACATTTAGATTTATATCACAGACAAATGCATTTATGCGAGGCGATACAGACACTATCTTCATAGAAATGCAAAATGCATTGAGGACCATGAAGTCGTCCTTACCTGCTTCACAGTATGCCGAAGCACAAGCAGCTGCATTGTCTACATTATTTAATATGCATGCATTCAAAACGTTCAAGCAAGGTGAAGAGCTACTCACAAATGCCAGAAATGCGGCAGTGAGCATGTTCAACCATGCAAGATCAAATCCAGATGTCGTAAAGGGATTGTTTGAACCTTTTACTAAAGGTACATTTGGATTAATGTCTACAAATGTTAGAAGACCATTTACTACACTTCTCCCAGCTGCAAAAAGGTCATTTGGCACTGCTCCCTATATGATAGATGATTTATCTGTAGACGCTCTTGGTTCTGGTCAGGGAATCACATTCGTTCCAACCTTTGGAACAGTCTTTGACGCTAGTCCAATGGCAGCTATAAAGAGCGCATTAGGAATAAATACATATCAAAACCCAGAAGGTTTTTCTGGAGCATCTATTCCAATCTCTCAAGGTGTTGAAAGACTAAATAAAAACTTTGGAACTTTCGGTATGCAACTGGACGTTTCTAACTTTAAGGGCCCACTTGACTTGTATGCAAGAGGAATGGTTGGCAAGAGAGTTCTTCCACTTTATGGAGCAGGTGCTGCTGCAATGACAGTAGACAGAACTATTGGTGGTATGGTAAATGGAAGAGATGAAAGTGGTGAAAGAGTATACTCTCCATTTTTTACCACAAAAGCTGCAAGAGGAGTAGTTGAGGCTCAATCGCTCCTTGCTGGAATAACTCCAGGTGGAATGAATACAGAGGAAAAAAGAGAACAACTTTTAGAAGGCGAAGTACCAATTAGACAGGGAAGATTCTGGCCACTTGGTAATACTCCTTTTGAAGGTGGAAAGATCATGTATTACAGGCCATCTTGGTACAGAAAGCTACAAGCTGGAGCCATGTTTACTTCTGATTCATTTGGCAGCCCTGCAGAAAAGTTTTTATTCTACAATGATATATCACCATTAAGACCTTTAGATCCATACAGGTTTGAAAGAAAACATTATTCTGATAGACCATATCCAGTAAGTGGAGATTATTTTACTGGTCCATGGGGCCCTTTAACGGCAGCATTAAATGCAACTGTAGGTAAAGTACTAAAGCCACAAGTATTTATGCATGAGCAAGAAGTGATGCAAGGTCTGGGTTCTTATGTTCCAGCTGGTGCTTCTGGAGCCTATAACGCATCAGGCTACTCTCAGCCTCAGGTTACTAATGATTTAATTAGATCTGGTTTTGGCATGGGTGGCGGTGTGCCAGGATATGGTGCAGCAGTCTCTAACGAGGGCACAGGCATGGGTGGGGGTCAGCCTATGATATCTGGCAGTAATGCACTCTACGCCGGTGCTGGAAATTATCCTACCTCAACAGCACAAAGAATAACTATGAGCAATATAGCTGGCCTTAATGCTCCATTGAATCAATTATCCTATGGTCCACCAAAACAAAGAGGAGTAATGCAACCAGGAATTGTTCCGACAGGTGAGCCATTATCTTCAGTCGGAATGGGATCTCAGTTTAGAGAATTTGGTTACAGATCGCAAGAAATGTTGGGTATCTATGGATTTAGCATGGCTACTGTTAGAGAAAAGTTTGGTTTTGGTCAGGGAGACTTTGAGCCAAGTAGATCAGTTTTACAGGCTGCATCAAAAGCCTATGGAACTGGCAGGGCTTTCTGGGACTTGAACTTAGGTGGCTTAGGTGACGTTCCTTTAACAGCACAAGGTCCTCTTGGTAACTTGGAAGTTTCAGAAATTGTTAGAAGATTTATTCCAAAAGAAAGAACTGGAATTGACTATTTAAACCCAATTCAAAATACTATGGGCCAACAATATCCATTCCTTCCTGGCTCTGAATACTTTACTAACTTTAAAACTGGAGATCCATTTACCAAGGTTCAAGAAGGAGAACTCCGCTTACCTGGTATTGGCTATGAAAGATTAAATACATTATATTCAGACTCTACAGGTCGTTATGGAATTTTAAATCAACTTGACATTCTTGGAGATGTGGCTCCATATTCAGAACAATTTAAAAAAATAAATCGCTTAGCTGATTCTATGATAACAGACGCTGGACAAAAACAAAAACTTGCAGAAATAAGAGAGCAAGTAGCAAATACAACTAAGAGATATGATTTTAGCGACTATAAGTATAGAGACTCTTCTGCAGAGGAACAAGGTCTGCATCCTTATGTTTTTAAGGCAAAACAATTTGGCGAATACTTAGCACATAGGGATACCATCTTCAACACAAAATTGATGCAGAAGAGAACTGCTGTTGAAGACTGGGAAAGAAGAAACGTTTATGGCTCTACTTTCCCTCAGTGGCAGAGGCCATTTGAAAGCTTTATACAGCCAATGATAGATAAGTCTACTCAAAGAAATCCAATAGCAGCAGCAGCTGGACTTGGTGTAGCTGGATCGTTATTTGGAAGAACTGCAAGAGGTAAACTATTCGGATCATTATTAGGTACAGCTACAGGTTTTACTGCATCTTCAATAGGCAATATATCCCAAGCTGTAAGTGATGAGAGATATATTCCACTTCATAGAAAAAAAGAACTTGCACTAGAAGAATATACAGATATCTTAAATTATGTAAAGAATACTAGATTGGCTGGCATGGCACAGGAAAGTGGAGATAGTGCAGCCGCAAACCAGTTTAGACAAGCAGCAAAAAGAACCATGTATGGAGCAGATATATATGGCGCTTCAATGGATACTCTTTCTTTGGCAATACCAAAAAGAAAACGCGAGCATTTTAAAGAAATGATTAATGCTCCTGAGCAGGACCGTAAAAGAATATTATCAACAGCTGGAAGATTAGAAAGAAGAATCTATGAAGCAGCTTGGGGAATGCAGGTAGAACAAAGACCAGACTTAGAAGAGTATTTTTCAAGACATGAACTACCAGATGCTTCTTGGGAGGGTTGGCACCCGAACACTAACATGGAACATGTAAAGATAAAAATAGGTAATAGCATGGGCGTTGACATGTCTCAAATGGGTTACTATCCACAACAGATAAAAGAAGCAAACTTAACAGGTCCTTCTTATCCAGAGTTTAATAAAAAAGAAGATAACAACTCTAGTCTCATAAGCAGATTAAGAAATGTTTTAAGTGGATCTGGAATATCAGGAGTTATTACACCAGTAATGAATCCCTTTGGTTCAAATTCAATTGATATATCTGCAGGAATAAGGTAAGTATGGCTTTTAATATAATGGATTTATTTGGCGGTGATATCAATAAGATATTAACTGCTACGCAAATGGCAATGAGATCTACTGACTTAGGTCGTGGTGGAGTGGTCAGAGCTGATGTAGATGCTGCTGGAGCAATGAAATTTATCATAGATGCAACAGGAGAATCTTTTGATAATCCACAAGCTGCATTTGTAGAAGCAAGCACTAAGATGATTACACAATATGAAAGAATATTGCCTTCTACAGGTAGAATTGGTGACACAACCAATAATCCAAGAAGAGCTCAAATGGGAGCAATTCTTCAGTCTATGCAAGACAGATTTAATCAGCTTAAAGCTGGTGGAGATAGGGCGTTCTTAGATTTTTTATCTAGATCTGGAATAACAGATGACAGTCTTTCTTTAGGATTGATCAGTAGTCAAGAAAGCAGAGGTGCGAACATAACTGCTGGATTGGAAAGATTAGAGAGATCAATAGGTGGTTTTATTCCTTTCATAGATGATGAAGGAGTAGATATTCTTCAGTTAATGATAGGTGGAAAATCTTTAAAAAAATCAGACATGTTTACACTAATGTCATTTTTGGGCAATGACGTTGCTTCATTAAATAAAATAACTAAAGCTTTTGGTTTAGATGGCTCTTCAGAGGAAATAGAAAGCTACCTTTCTAAGTTAGGTAAAAGAGTTAGAGGTGTAACTGCTGATAGAGACCTAACTTTAATGGGTGAAGATATTACACATATTTTTAAAAGTAAAAATAAATTTGGAGAAAATATATCCGTCAAAGAATCACTAATAGCTGATGCGGAAAGAGACCTTGCAGCAGGAAGAATAACAAGTGATGTATATGATGACATAGTTAGAAGAAACGCTGTAGGTAGTTTAGGGGATAACTTTGGTGTTGTCATTGAAGAGGGTCTTGATACATTTAGAAAAGCCTTAGGACAACAGGCAAGAGGAAGATCACTTCGTTCAACTTCTGGCGCAATAGGCGACCCTACCAATGTAACACATATAGGTATACTGATGTCAGATAGAGACGAAAAACTAATAATAGAATCAGGTTTAAGATCTGCCGGTTATGGTGGAACATATGATGATTATTTAGAAGAATTAAAAAGAGCAGGGGTTTCTGACATAATAGCTAGCTCTGAAACTAATGAAGAATTATTAAATAGAGCTAAAGGTTCTTTAACTGATGATCAATATAAAGTTTTTAAGACAGTAATGGGCGCTGCAGAAAAAGAATGGGATGGTGCACGGAGTACTTAATCAAAGATTATTAAGCGGTGCAAGAAGCTTGTTAGATGCAAGGATATCTTCAATCGAAGCAGACATTGCAAGTGGAGTAAGAGATACTCCTGAAATTAGACAAAGACTCTTAGAACTAAAACAACAAAGAGGATTATTAAATAATTCAAGAAATTTATATCAAATAACTGGTAGAGGATCAGTAGATGAAGAGGGTGTAAAGATAGCTTTTGAGGTTCTTGATCTTAACAATAGACTTGGTTCTGATTTTGAGAACGTCGCATATGTAATCGGAAGATCTGGACTTAAGGGTGACGTAGAACTCGCTTCAGGTACAAACATGATTTCAATAAGTGGACTTGGAACACCTAGAGAGTTAGTGTATGCCGACCCTGTTACGGTTGCATTTCATCCAGAAGTTTTTGCTTCTCCTCAAGAACTGGAGGCAATACAGTCATATTCTGCTGAAGTATTGTCCGATTTCGAGCAAGCAGTTAATACAAATACACTTCCAAAAGAAGTTAAAAGAATGTTAGAAACTGTTGCTGATGAGGATTATTCTAGTCTACCTGTACCTATGCAAAGGTCAAGAATTCGAAACCAAGAATTTGCTAGACAGATACTTCAGCTTCATCAGTCTGGTGTAGGGCCTAAAGAATCTCCGCAAATGATGAATATGCTGCACTCTTTTATGGCCAGTGAAATGTATACAGTTAAGACAAAAACAAGAGCTGGAGGAGAAGTAGCAACTACATTCTTGCCCGTATCTCCAAATACTTATAGATTTGCTGTTGGATCTGAAACAACATTGGTCGGAAGAGCTCCAATACTAGACAAATATGAAGGCTCTGTTGGAGACACTGCAGGAAGAAAAGGTTTTCAAACAATTACTTATGATCTAGAAGGAGCATCGGTAAGTGCTGACCTATTAAAATTTCGAGTGAATAACCATAGAATGCTTTTCGCAGCAGGTGCAATTGAAGAGTTTTATCACGCACTTGGAGGCTTTGACTTAGACGACAAAGGTCTACCTAAGTTAATGACTGCTTCTGAAAAAAAGCCAGACGGATCTATGAGTAAGAATTTAATATTCTCCATAACAAGACAGCCATCAGGTTCTAAAGAAATTATATATGGTAGTGCGGCTTTAACAGATGGGGAAACTTTAAAGAATTTATTTGGAACGGCAAGGTTTAAAGAAACATTAAAAACCATGCGAGAAGAAGGTGGTTTAGATGAAGTTTTAGAGGACTTGTTCCAAGTTATTAATGGCTCTAAAGAAAAATTAGATCCGACAAGAACAGAACAAGATATGACTGAAGCAGTTCTAAAGGTATATCAAAGAAGAGGCTCAAAGATAGCAGAAGCTGATAAAAGAACTCTAGAGCATATATCAAAATATGGTTCATCTCCACTTAGATATACAGATGCTATATCAGCAGATGATATTGGTAGAGGTGGAGTATTCAGATTAACAAAAGCAAAATTTGATGACGCTGCAGCTGCTGGAATGATAGAGGCAGAAAGTAAACAAGCTACATTCATTAGAGAAAGTTTACAAAGGATGCTTCCAGATTTTAAAGAAAACATAGATGATGATATTTACAGAAGATTGGTTGCAGTAACAACGGATGAAGAGTTAAGGCAGATAGTGCAAGACGCAGCTGCTAAAACTACCGCTGGTGGTAGAGGCTTTGATGCTTTAATGAACGCATCCATAATTGATGTTATGACAGAAACAGCAAAGCAAGAAAGAGACATTCTTGGCGTTTATATAAATAGATCTATGGTGGTTGGGTCAACATTAAATCAGATGTCAGATTTTGCAGGCATGTTAGATGCTGAAGACGCATTGAAATTATCTGCATATCAAGTTGGCCTTGGAACGCAAGAATTTGCAATTGACCGAGCAGTTAACTTCACAATGCAAAGGGAGTTTATAGCAGAGGTTTCAAGTGAACTCATGTCATTTAGAGCTGGAATGGGTCTTCCAGCTTTAGAAAGATTCCTAGCAACAGACATTGGTCAAGTAGGAGAAGACGCAATTCTTAATTTAGGTAGACGTTTTGGTGCAGCAACAGCAATATATGAAAACGCTGTTGCCAGCGGAAAATATGGTGCGATAGATGACTCTTTAAGGCCAGTAATAGACTCTTTAATACTCTCTGGAAGACTAACAGAATCTGGAGATGTTCCAACCTTAATACAAGGAATCGTAGAGGGAATAACTTCTTCTGGTTATTCTAGTGACAGACTAGATGAATATGTATCCACGCTGTCTAGATTGGAGATGGGAGGCAAAGAATCTATGGATTACCTGATGGGTAATTTTGGAGCATCTGGTTCTCATAAGTATGCATCACTAGCCAAGTTGGATGATCAAGCCAAAAAAACGGCAGCACAAGCAGATGCACTTAAAAGGTTAGCCCTAGCATCTATGCCACAAGATCAAATTCTAGCTGCAACACCTGTTAGTGAAGAAGCACAAAGAATAGCTACATTCTTGATGGATAGACATAAAGAGGAAATGGACAGCGTTTTAACCAGAGCCTCTAAGGATATGTCTGACACAGAAAGACTTATTAATAGTTTAAGAAAAATTAATTTAGGAGAAAAAGTCACCGAAGATATGAGACTTGCTGCAGATAGATTTGGTATAACAACTGAAGAAATAATTAACGCCATGGAATTAGTTTCTGCAAGAAGAAAGGAAGCATTTAGATTAACAGATCTTGATGTACTTGGTGATAATGGCTTAGAAATGCTAAGGCAAATACAAGCAGCTAGAACTTTAAGAATGAGAAAATTCTATCAAACAATGGTTGATGCACCAACTATGTCAATGCTTGAAACTGTTGCCGGAGCCGTGTCAGATGATTCTGCAGTAGAGGCAGTAAGAACTTCTTTTGACGACTTAATATCAAGTGGCTTAACTGGCACAGAAGCACTAGAGTCCATGTCTGACATAGATAGGACAATATTAAAAGTATTAGATGATGAAGGCTCCGACGAATCAAAGATTGTAAGAAACATTAATGCAGAAAAAGAACTGGATGCAGATGTTGTTGACGCCATAACAGCTAGGACAGCTAGATCTGTTACAGCACCAGCTGCAGATGATACTCTTGGTTTAGGCCTTGAGGCAGCTGTTGCAGGAGAGGATTATAGATCATTCTTAGATGACACTCCTTTTAATAGAGAAGCAATGAATACCTTTAAAAACTTGTTTGAAGGAAATAAAATATTCAGAAACTCTGTTTATGCAGCTGGAGCCTTAATAGTGGGAAGCTTTGCCTATTCCCACTATAAAGATAGAACAGAAGAAGATATCCAGGGCCCACCACTTTTGCCAGGAGGATCTGCGTATGAAGAAAATTATCCAGATAGATCCGCTGAAATACCTCAAATTGGAAATATAAATTATAATCCTGGAGTCTCCTATAAAGTTAACCTTTATGGCAATAGGGATAGTGTTAATACTTTTAGAAGTCAGGCTATGGAATTAGGAAATTTTGATATGAACACTACTATGTACAATAGAATCCCAGATGTTGGTAGAGATCCGTACGAGGAAATAGCGTCATCCTATTAAAGGTTTAGTGTTACATGCTTTTAAATATTGGTAATCAAAATAAAACGTTAGCAGACGCAGCAAAGACACCAAAGGACACCAGTCAAAGAACGGTAACGTCCAATAAATACGCTGCAAAGGTTGCCTCAAAAAAGAACGTTTCTTCTGGGACAGACAGCTCTGCAATGGCAAG